GATGGAACAGTTGTGAGGCTACAAGGAGGAACACTATCCCTGATGAAACGAGTTAGAATTTACCAACAAATCATTTCCGATGAAAACCTGCGTCTGGCTATTCAGGATGTCAACCGGGGACACCGGCGCAACGGCGACTACAGCTTAAATAAGAAGGTCATGGAAATCGAGGAGCATATCGATGAATATGTGGTAAAACTCCGCAAGTTCATCGAAGACCTGGTGACCGGAGACGAGCATATGCATAAACCCCTGCAACGGCGGAAATGGGACCGGAACGCGGACAGCGGCAAAGGGAAATGGCGGGATATCAATGAGCCGCTTTTGTGGCCGGGCCAGTATGTCCACCACGCGGTAGTGCAGCCCATGATTCCGCACATCAAGCGGAGCATGGACAAGTATTGCATCGCAAGCGTGCCGGGGCGCGGCAACTCCTATGGCGTAAAGGTTTTGAAGAAATGGATGAAGAATGACCCAGTGGGCACCCAATACTGCGCGGAGTGCGACATTCACCACTGCTTTGTGGAGGTGGACCCGCCGTATGTCATCCATGCGCTGAAACGTCTGTTCAAGGACCGGGAAACGCTCTGGCTGTGCGACGCGCTGATGGAGTACGGAGTCCTGATCGGCGCGTTCTTCTCCGCATGGTTCCTGCATCTGCTGCTCCAGCCGCTGGATCTGATGATCCACCAAAAGCAATATGGTGTGAGCCACTATCTGCGGCAGATGGACAACTTCACCATCTTCGGCTCCAATAAGCGGAAGCTGAGGCGGCTGCTGGATGACATCCGGGCATGGCTGGCCGAGGTGGGCTTGCGGTTGAAGGGAAATTGGCAGATCTTCCGAGTAGGCTTTACGCCGAGGGTGGCGAAAGCCCACGACACCCTGCACGAGAAGAAACAGCGGCACCGCCGGCCAAGAATCCCGTCTGCGTTGGGCTATCGTTTCGGGTATGGGTACACGATCCTCCGAAAGCACAACCTGTTCCGGCTCAAGCGGGCGCTGCACACCTACTACCACCGGAGAGACCGGAACCGGGTCATCTCGTTCAAAAGGGCGTCCGGACTGATCTCAAGACTGGGGCAGCTCCGTAATTGCAACAGTCAGCGAATATTGGAGCGGTATTATCAGCCGAATACCATGTTCAATCTCAAGAAAGTCGTCCGAAGGGAATGTCGGCGGCTACAACGATTATATCCGCCTTATCGGGCGGCCTGAAAGGAGTGGCACCTATGAAGGTACAGGGAATGGTCGATCCGGGGAAGTTCGCCGTGGAGCAGATCCCGGGAACCAACCGAAGCCTTGTGCGGCTGTTTCAAAATGTAAAACCGGCAGAAACCGAGGAGTTCACCGGATATGAGTACGACGAGTACCACGTGGAGGTGGAAACCTGGGACGGGATTGTCCAGAACGTCCAGGACAACTATGAGGAGTTCCTGAAGAAAGGCATGGACAATGAGATCGACCTCAGCAACGAGGCTCTGTATCGTGCTCAGAAAGAGCTGGCGTCCTATGTGGAACTGGCCAATGCGATTCGGGAAGGAGTGAACGGAGTTGACTGACAAGGATTTTGTGCTGACCACTATGCGGAAATACGGCATGCGTCGGGCCCAGGATTTGCAGGAGACCTCCGAGGGCATGACGGGCACCGAACTGTACGAGAAAGAGGATTATATTCCCGACTTCTCTGCCGCGATCGCCAAGAAGAACATGCTGGAGCGCAAAGCCGGCAAGACGGACGGGTTCCTGTGCCGGTCTTCTGCGGGGCGTATTGTGCGCCTTATCCAAAACTACAACAGCGACATCTACCCCCAGGAGCCGGAGGAACTGCCCGCCCAGTGGGGGTTCTACTGGTCGGACGATCCTAAGAAGCCCCTCCCCTTCGTCGCCATGTCCACGAGCCCGTACATGACGGGAAATTGTTGCACCCACAACGGCCATGTGTGGCAATCCGGGCAGGACAACAATGTGTGGGAGCCGGGGACGGTCAATGTGAAGTGGACCGATTTGGGCTCAATCGAAGAAGTGATGGACAATTAAAATCTGTGTTTTCCCATAGGAGGTTGAGTAATGGTCGAAGAAAATTTAGTTTTGACCCTCAGCGTTCATGGCTCGAAGTGCGGAAACACTGCCTTGGCAAAGGATGGTGATTGATCACAATGATAGGCTATATCGAGTATCTGAATGTGCCTGTCGTGTTAGGACTCACTATCATCGGTGTATTTCTGGTTATGCAGATCATCGGAGAAGTTTTGGAATTTAAAGGGAAAGTCGTTCCTGAATTCGTCAAAATCCGAAAGTATTTTGCTCGTAAAAAGCAAGAGCGCCAGACCATGCAGGAAATGTCCACAACCATTCATGATGTGAAAACTATGCTAAGCAGTGTGGAGTCTCACTACAGTTCGGACAACATCGCAAAGCGTGATTCTTGGATGAAATGGGTTAATGAGCGGGCAGAGGTGTATGCCAAATCCATTGAAGTTCTGAAAGAAGGACTGGATAAAAACAATGAGATCACCATGTCCCTTTACATTGAGAGTAAGCGTAGTTCTATCATAAGCTTTGCCTCATATTGTGTCTGCCCCGACAATCCTGTAACCAGAGAACAGTTTAAGCGAGTCTTTCGGATCTATGCCGAATATGAGGAGATCATCAAAGATAATGGTCTTCAAAATGGAGAAGTGGACATCGCCATCCGTATCATCCGGGAAGCGTATGAGAATAACTTGAGAAACAGGTCATTTGTCGAGGACGTGCGCGGGTATGGCGGCGAGTAAAGTTATTATTTGCTTCTGTGCTTAAAGCGGCAGAACGGTGTAAAAAGAGGTGTAGGAGAGTCGGTTATTACTTGACTACTCCTACACCTTTGCCGTTCGAGCCCTGATATTGCTGGATTTTGAGTTTTTAATATAGAAACTTATTAGAAGTTTTTTCACTTTTAAGTACCTCTAATTGCTACTATTCCAACGGTTTTAGAGCTAGATAGAAGTGGATAAAAGCGTAGGAATGTAGATAACTCATATATTATTTATGTATTATTCGCACATCAATATTCCTACATTTTGTGTGCCTGTTCAAATCATTCGTACACAACAATTTTTACCCCTCCGAATCCTCTGGCAGTACTACAACTTGTGTCCCGGATGGCTGGGATTTCAACGGTAGTGGCCCGTGCCTGCGCCATGGCGGTTACTATGACCGGAACCAGTATCGCGGGCCTTTCTGCGTGAGCTACGACGGCGCGTCGTACTCCAGCTCCTACGTCGGCTGTCGCCTCCAGGAGCGCCCGCCGAAGGCGGCGTGACTTATATCAGCAAAGCACAAAACCTCCTGTTTCACAGGAGGAATAGTATTAAGTCAGAAAGGAACCGCCCTCAACTGCTGCGAACAGTCAAGGGCGGTCGTGTGTTATCAGGCAAGTTCGATTGTTTCCGGTTCTGCAAATAGAACCTTGGTCTTGGAGCCATGCTTTGCCGCTTTCTTTGTCTGTGCAATAGCGGAAGCACCGTGAGCTTTGGCAAAACTCCATGCTTCAGCGGGATGAGCATCGGTATATGCGTCGGCTTCGTCAATCGGCATATTCCGAATTTGCTCATTGGTCAATCTGGCCATGGAAACACCTTCTTTCTGGCTTAATAGTGTTCCTCCACGCCAGTTCGTTTCTCCATGTATGAGGTATCTCCTTTCGTTTGACAAGTCATACTCACACTATTTTATTTTCTCAATCTCCTCCCGGAGCCAGGCGAACTCCCGGCGGGTGTAGACTTTTTCCGTTATGTCGGAGATCTTGTGCCCTACCATATATTTGATGGCGTACTCATCCACGCCGTAGCGTTTGGCCATTGTGACAAAGTGAGTACGGCCGTCGTGCGGGCGGTGATTGGGATTCAGCTTTAGCTCGTCCCGGATGCGCTCGAAGGCTTTCTGATACCGGGCATAAGTCAGCTTGAGGTTTTTCCGGTTGCGGTTATTGGTGTCGGCCCAGTTGAGCAGATAGGGGCTGCCGAGTGCCTCCGCCTCCTGATATTTTTGGAGCACCAGGTCTTGAATGCGGGAGTGGATAGGGACGATGCGGTTCTCGCTGGCGTCCGTCTTCATGCCGCCCTGGAAAGTCCAGTTCTCCAAGTCCACATCTTTCAGTTCCAATAAACCAAGCTCTTGAGGGCGCCACCCAGAGTAACACTGGATGAGCAGGATGTCGATGCCCCGCTTGTTAGTGATATTTGCCCAAAGCAGGTCCATCTCTTCGTCGGCGAAGGCGATATGCTCCTTTTTCACCGATTGGATCTCCTTGACCGTCTCCTCGGTGAGATTGAAGGTGCGGGAGTAGTTCCGGTCCACCAGCTCATACTCCAAAGCGTAATCCAGCATCAGGTTGAACAGGGATTTGATCTGGTTCTTCATGGTGGCGGTGGGATGCTGTTCCTTGCCGCGGATGACGGCCACCCCCTCCTCCATGCAGCCTTTTACATGGCGGGCCCGGATGTCCATGACCCGCATCTTATAGACGCCGGAACAGTAGGCCCAGGCCGAGGTGGCGGATTTGGTACTCTTCACCGTCTTCTCATACTCCGGGAGCCATTTGTCATAGAGTTCCTGCATGGTGATGGACGGCTCCAGGTCGTAGGGGTTCTTATTATATTCCACCAGTGCGGCATAGGCATCGTTATAGGTGGCGAAGTAGGACTCCGGTTTTAAGGGTTTACAGATTGGTTTCCCGTCCGGCGTCTTCCCCACCGTTACCATTGCCCGGAAGGGATTTCGTAAATTGCGGTTTTTGATTTCGCTGATCTGACCGAAGCCGTTGGGCAGCCGCCGGCGCTTGTTGGATTTGCGGGGTTTTTTCTGTTTTTCAGAGGGTTTCATCGGGTAGCCGCAATGGGGACAGGCGGTTGCCTTGTCGCTCACCGGCAGTTCGCACTCTGGGCATTGGGTCAGCATGATGGTTCCTCCATAATCCAATCTTTCATAAAAATCATCTTCTCGCAAGAAATTCATCCTCCTTTATGAAAGGAGGTCGCTTCGATGAAACGTGACAAAGTATTACCGAAATACACGACCTATGAACTCAATGAGCTTGCGAAAGAGCACCTTGGGGCATTACTTGCGCTGTATGCAGACGCATACCATGAGGGGGTGAAAACAGGACGGCGCAACGCATTGCTCTTTACAGGGCTTGGAATCGTAACTGCAAGCGTTTGGTCGTATGTAGTATGGTTTACCTATCTGAAGCGCAAGAAACAGATCTAAAGAAGAATTGGAGTCGCTGATTTGGCGGCTCCTTTTCTTTTTGCCCCTTGCACCGCCCGTCCTAATCATATATGATAGTGTATGAATTGTCAAGCATATTCCTACACAATATTTTTTGACTTGGAATAGAGGGCGGCTTATGGTGATGCGGGACCAAACCACCTGCCCTAAGTGCGGCGGGGAGCTGAAATACTACGACAGCGTGCCGAGACTGGTACGGACGAAGGGGCGGGAGACGGCCAGAGTGTCTATGCGTCGGTTCCGGTGCGTCCGCTGCGGGGCGGTGCACCGGGAACTGTCGGAGCTGCTGGTCCCTTACAAGCAGTATGAGGCGGAGGTTATCATCGGCGTGCTGGAGGGGCTGATCACCTGTGAGACGATTGGGTTCGAGGACTATCCCTGCGAGATGACCATGCTGCGGTGGCTTTCGCAGAAAGCGCAGCTCCTTTTATGGAGGTGATTGTAATGCGGTTAGAAAAGCGACCTTTTATGAGTTCTGTAACAAGAAGGGTGATTGATGATTTTAACCGAATGAACGATCAGGAATTTGTGAGGAAATATTTTTGCCACAAGCTCATATATGCAAAGCGAGTTGCAAAGTATGGTGATCCATTTATGAGGAGCCCATTGGCTAAAGTCGGAAGATTTTTGATTGGGATAAAATAAGAGGTTCGGAAAGCAGGAAATCATCCAAAAGAGATTGAGCCACTTAAATGGGCTCTTTCTCTTTTGCGCAGATTTTACATTTCCTATTATGGAGAGGAAAAGATTACCGAAAGGGTATGAAAGTGAAGAGGCTAAACGCATAAACGCAAAATCTTAGTTTATATTCGATGTCTACACGGAAAGTCGCCTCTCTTTCTTTTGTTCCCATTTCGCAGAAAGCGCAGCTCCTTTTATGGAGGTATCCATAAGCGAAAGGAGTTTTGTAATCATGAAGCTGATACCGGTTGACGCGATACCAAAGATGGGCGGCTATCACAAGCTGCAAGACTTGATTGAGGAATTTGTAAACGGAGACGCGAAAATCGTAAAAGTGGATTTTGGCGAGGACGACTACAAATCCCCAACGGTCTGCCGGTCTTGTCTGGCTGCGGCCATCAAGCGGTCAAAGCGCTCGGTCAAGGTATGGAGGCGTGGAAACGAAGTGTTCCTGAGTAAGGATATTTGACAAAGGATTGAGCCGTTTTTACAGCGGCTCTTTCTTTTTACCCCCCCCCCCTTTTTTTCTGCGCTTCTAACTTAGGATAGCCTGGTTTAATCTAAGTTAGAAATCGGGGCCTATCCGCAGATTTCGCAAGTCCTATTATGGAGGAGCGATAGGGCGAAACCGGATACGGTTTAGTCAGTTCGAGGCTGGCCCTCCTGGGAAATGGATAGATGCTGGTGGAAATCCAGCGGCAAGCTACGAAGCCGGGTACGGAGTAGGCAACGCAATAAGCGGACACGACCCTGAAGTCATTTCCTTTTCTTTTTCGCAATTCCAGCAGGGCCCTTTATGGAGGTGATGGTTATGAGGACCAGGAAAATTCTGAGCGCAGTCGGAACATTTGTGATTGTGGGCGCGGTATCAACAGCAGGCGCTGCCCTGTGGACAAATGTTCTGGACAGGAAATTTCAAATGGTCAAGGTCAAACTGACACATCCGAAGTCGGACAAAATTATATTTGTAGACTTCCGAAAAGCCGGGAGGGGCCGCTGATACGGCGGCTCTCCCTTTTCCGCACAAACGGCACCGCCTATTATGGAGAACAAAATCAGGAGGTAGATGTTATGAACAAGCAGAAATGGACCGAGAAGCCTATCACCTGGGGCGGTTATCTCAAGCTGTGCGGCGGGGTATATGTGATCAGTGTAATTGCTGGTTTCGTATGGTACATCGCCAGCTTTGAACCGGCCTGGTGGAGCAGTTTCAAGGGGAAAGCGAAGCAGTTGTTCATGATCTGGCGCCCGAGAAGAAGATTCTAAAGAGTGGGAGCCGCCTATTACGGCGGCTCTTTCTCTTTTTCCACCGAGGTTGCTTTTACGAAGACGCGGCCCCTAATTTAGAATAGCCGTTGAAAGGAGGTAGACGCCGATGAATGAACAGGAGTTTCATCCGGGTTCCGTTCCGGTCGCTGTGGTCGCCAGAGTCTACGGAAAGGATGCGTCCTGGGTGAGAGCCGGCATTATCTCGGGTTGGCTGCCGATTGGCAAGGCCACCCGCGGCGGCAATTTGGTGACCAGCATTGAGGAGATGGACTCCCGGTATGGGAGAATCAATTTCTACATCTCCCCAAAACGGCTGTACGAGGAGACCGGATACTTTTGGAAAGGAGAGAGGCGGTATTATCCCATGATATTCGCCCGGAGGTGTCCCAGAAGAACCCATTCTGGATCGGCAAGCACCGCTACTATGAGCTGAAGCACTTCTGCCTGCAATACCCTATTTGGAAGAGGGCCCGCAGCTCTTTGGACGGGCTGAGCAAGCGTCCGGCCGATCTCCAGGTCTTCGTCAAGAGCGGCCAGATGAAGGGCGACCCCACGGAGCGGTGCGCCCAGTCCCGGCTCTTTTTCGCCGAGCGCATGGAGATGGTGGAGCAGGCGGCCATCGGGGCCGACCCAGACCTCTACCCCTATCTGCTGCGGGGCGTAACAGAGGGGCTCTCCTATGACGCGCTGAAGATGAAGTATGATATTCCATGCTGCCGGGACGTCTATTACGCCGCGTACAGACGGTTCTTCTGGCTGCTGAGCAAAAGGAGGGACTGAGCTTGAGAATTGTGGATGTGGCGGTCAGGCAGTGTTACCGCTTCAACTGCCCTATTTGCGGCAGTAAACTGGAAGCTGACTGCGGTGAGCTGGTGGACATCGGCGGGAAAACGAGCCAGTTCTGGTGCCCGGTCTGCCGGAAGGAGCGGTATATTCCCTGGAGTTCGCTCCGAAAACGGGTGGTGTATGAGGATAAGTCCGCGGAATAGGCAGGCTCCTTTATGGAAAGGAGGCGAATTCTATGACAATTCAAGAGTTTGACGATTTGAAGATTGGGGACACTTGCTTAGTCACACGAGGAAAAGATAAGGGGAAACGATGCATAGTCCTATACAAAGCTGGCCACACAATCAAGTATGACCATCGTATCGGAATTGTGGTTGTAAAACCCGAAGATTACGGAAACTTATTTGAGTCGAGCACGGTGACGTATCGATACTTCAAACTTTTTAGTCATACCGAATTGAGAAAGACCTTATTCTGATTGGCGAAGGGCCTGCGGAAACGCGGGCTCTTTCCTTTTATATTTACGCGGAAACAGCAGAGGCCTTTATGGAGGTGATAGCATTATGACTTACAAGCAGATTGAGGCAAGCCGGGAGCTGCGCCTTTGGATCGGGCAGGTGATTGTGCCCGCCGTCACGATGGCGGTCGCGCTCGCGTCCATTCCAGAGGTCAGGAACACGGCGTCAAGAAAGCTGGAAGAGCTGAAATGGAAATTCAAATCCAGAAGCAAGGGCTGAGCAGGCCCTTTGCTTTTTCCATTTTCCGTACGCAGCCGCCCGGAACCCGTGTTACAGTGATACCCTGAAAAATTCCCGGGAGGAAAATTTGAGAAAACAGTTCAAATGGAGGAGTTGCTTTTATGGTTATTTTCGCAGTGATGGCGGCGCTTTGCATCGGCATTTTGATTGGCATGCATCTGTTTCAAGACCGTCCGGTTGGTGATTTACGGGTTGACCATTCGGACCCGGTGGATGGGCCGCATCTATATCTGGAACTGGATACGGACGTATCCGCAATTCTCCGCAAAAAGCGGGTTGCGTTCCGGGTCAAAGCCAAAGACTTCATCCCGCACGAATAACACCGGCTATTATGGAGCCAACTCTAAATTTTGAAAGGAGATAAAGCATATGGCAGAGATCAAAACTTTGTTGGACGATGTGATCGAAACGGAGATCTCGAACTTGAAGACCTTGCCAGTCGAGGATGAGCGGAGAGGTGACGCGATTCGGGATCTGGTGTCGCTGCATAAGCTCCGCATCGAGGAGATCAAGGCTTGGGCTGACGTGGAGGAGAAATCTGAACGGAGGGAGATGGACAGCAGACAGCGTGAGGAGGAACTTGCCGCTAAGGATGCCGACCGGACCCGCGAGGAGGAAAATCAGGCGCGTCAGCTTCGGGAGCAGAAGATCGACCGGTATGTGCGGACGGGTGTTGCAGCCGCGGAACTGATATTGCCGTTGGTGTTCTACGGAATCTGGATGAAACGGGGATTCAAGTTTGAGGAATCCGGCGTCTACTCGTCCACAACATTCCGAAATCTGTTTGGCCGCTTTAAGCCGGCAAAATAACGGGCAGGCTCAAAAAAATGAAGAGGCCGTGCGGGCTGCACAGTCTCTTCGTTTTATCCGCGGATTATTCAGGGCGCTTTATGGAGAACACCCGATATTTTTTGAGGAGGTTTTTAGCAATGAAGATGAGAGAAGAAAAATTAAGTCCCATGTTGATAATTGACATTGGCCGCGCACGCCGTTTGTATGACGAAGGGAAAAATGCAGAAGAGATTGCGGCGGTTGTGAGGCGGCCTGTTACGCTGATGGAAAAGTGGATTGGGAACTTCAAACTCATCGATGAAAAGAGACAGACAAGAAACGGGTGATCCAAACAAGGCAGGAGTCCAGGCAAGGACTCTTGCTTTTAATCGTCCCAGCCGGAGCCCATATCCTCCGCAAGCTCCTCCCCGGTTCCGTAATCGGCGCTGATTTCCCGCAGGGCACATTCGGCGCAGACCTCTTCCTCCTCGGAATAATAGTAGTTTTCATAGACGTCTTCGCCGTAGATGCGGTTGATTTTATTTCTGGCGGAATCCGGGTCAAAATCATCGCCGCAGCGCGGACAGGTTTTCATAGGTTTACCCCCCCCCCTTTTTTTTTGCTCCATCCTAACACAACTCCGCCAAATTTACAAGGCGCTTTATGAGGAGAGAGCGCTCTTTACCTCAAGAACGCCGGAGCCGCAAGGCCCCGGACTGCTTAGGAGGTAATGCAAATGCGTAAAAAGAGGAACAAGGTCATTATCCCGGAGGGAGCCGAATTGACGGACTACCTGAACCGGGGGTTCGCGATCTGCAACCGGTGCGGAGCGGTTATGGACCGGAAAGAAGACCCGAGAGGTGGCTGCGATATTTACGCCTGCCCATCGTGCGGATGGGAGATTGACGAAATGGAGTATGAGTACGAGAGCGGAGATCCGATGGAGCTCGTACAGGACGAAAGAGGCGACGACTACCTGGTCTTCCGGGACGATATGCCGCCCGCCGGATGCAGGGCCTGCGGAGGACCCTACCCTCATTGCAAGGCGTCGTGCAAGATGTTCGACGACTGAGCATTATCAACGCGGAGGAGAAGTCCCGTAACAGGGGCTTTTCCTCTTTATATTTGCAGCAAGCGCAAGAATGACAGGGTCTATTGCGGAAAGGAGTTGTTTTTGATGAAGCATATGACAAACACTCAAATCGACGAGATTAACAGGCTTTTGACAGACCATAGAGAGGCCTTGACCGCATTTTGGGATGAAGCGTTTTATTACGGAATGCGGTCTGGATACAAATGGGTGCTGTGTGGAGCCGCGATTGCAGTTGTGGCGATGGGCGTTGGAGAAACTGTTATACGCATCAGAAACAAGCGAAAGAACGAGAAGGAGTCCTGACCGGGACTCTTTCTTTTGTATTTGGAGGAAACCATGCGTTATCACTTTGAGAAACCTCCGATTTATCTGTCCATGTATGGGCAGCGTTATCGGTGCGACCACCCGGTCTACAACTCCTGCACCCTGTTCTTGGTGGAGGAGCGGGGCCTGGCGGTGATTCAGCAGCGGTTTGACCCGGAGACAAAGGCGACCTTTTGGACGGAGGTGGACGACTGGCTCACCGACCCATTATATTTGCACCCTGGATTCCGGGCGTATTTTGACAGCAGGGCGGCGAAGGGTACGGACGGCCTCTACCCCACAGTGACCATCCGGCAAATGATGTGGGCACTCAAAATGAAGCCTCTGCCAAAGCAGCCGTGGGAGACGGTCTTTGACCATGCGCCGATTTGACAACTCCCTTTATGGAAAACCAACTAATTTTGGAAGGGAGCTGCGGTTTATGGAGACGTTGAAAAACAAGCTGTGCGCGGTTGGATTACTTGTCTGCGGAGGCTTATCGGCCTATGTGGGAAGTGATGGAACGGCGATGGCGCTTCTTGGAACGATTGCTGTTCCGCTGTTCTTTGCGAAGGAAAATTGGATTTACTGAGGGATGGGCCCGGACAAGGGCTCTTTCCTTTTCTGTTTGCGCTCATTTCGCAGGTTCTATTACGGAGAACGATGCTCGATAAGGAGGTAAAGGAGCATGGACGAAATGAGACTTGAATCAAAATTTACGACTGTGATTGCATCGAAACTCGCAGAGAAGCTTGTCCGCGACAAGCTGGGCTATGATGTTGACATCCGGCTCAACCGGCTGCGGACAACGGTTCTGGAGGACAAGATGCATGTGGAGTTGAATGTGGATTTGGAACTCACAAAGGAAGAGCTTGACAAATTGCTGAAAAGCGTCGGACTCTGAGGCAGAGGCCCCGTGACAGGGGCTTTTGCCTTTCTTCCGCAGATTTTGCAATTCCTATTATGGAGAGGAGGTTAGCTCAATGGTAGAGCAACAGGCTGAAATACCTGTGGGTTGCCGGTTCGAGTCCGGTACCGCCTCTCTAAATTTTTTTTGAAAAAGGAGAATACGTATGGAAGTCAAAATCGTAGGCAGTATCCAGTTCAAGAACCGCACCCTCCCGGTGTATGGGAATTTGGACGAGCCCTTGTTCAAAGCCACGGACGTGGCCGAGCTGCTGAGCTATGGGGACAACAACGTCTGGAACCTGACCAACGTCTGTGAAGACGACGAGAAGCTGGTGCTCCCGGCCATCGTGGGCGGGCAGCGGAGAAAGGTTACGTTCGTCACAGAGACGGGCCTGTATAATGTCCTCGCCCAGAGCCGGAAGCCTATCGCACGGGCATGGCGGCGCGTCATCGCCGAGGAGCTGATCGCCCTGCGGCGGTCCCGGGGGAAGAATATCTCGGAACAGTTTGAGGACTGGGATCACCGGGCGGACGCGATCTACTTCGACGAGGAGACCGGCATGCTCATGCGCTCGGTGACGGTTCCGGGCGGCGACGTGGAGCAGGTCCCCTATGAGCCTTGACGCCATGAAAGCGGAACGTGGATATCCCGATGTGGTCATGGGCGACTTTATCGAGGACCTCATCGGCGACATTGAGTATAACATGGGCCTGGTCCCGGCAAATGATTCCTATTTTCGGGAGCTTGGTCTGCAAAGGTTCACGTTGGAGCAGCTGCTTCGGGAGATTGGCCGGGAGGAAGGAGTCTCCCCCACCGCCGTAGTGGCGCGGTTCGTGGAGAGGATGTCTGCATCGGCAAAAGAAACCGGAGACCCCGGCTTTACCTTTTCCATGGCCAGAGACGCGGCCCAGTCCATTCTGGACGGATTATATTTCAGAGATTAAAATTTGAAAGGAGAAAAACGTCATGGCGAAGACCTATCTTGATATTTTGACCAAAAGAGGAATTGACCTCTTTCTGAGCGAGGAGAATCTTGAGGCGCTGCGGAAGTTCGACCCCAGGGTGGAGTATGCCGTTCCCGGCCAGGCGGCGCCGGTGTTCCGTTCCCCCAAGCAGCACCAGATCGAGGTGGGAAAAAACTCCAACCTGATTGCCGATATGTGCTGGTATGGGGCAAGTGAGGCGGAGCTGGTGCGGGCGGTCAGGCACGGCATGGTGGTTCTCGACGCGGACAAGCACCATCTGGACTGGAAACGGTCGGCCGAGGAGCATGGCATCCCGGAGCTTTATCAGAAATACCGCCGGTTCCACCGAAAGCCCGGGCTGACCGAGCGTGAAAAGCTGGTCATCACCGCCTATACCGGCTATGTTCTGGAGGGTACGGCCGGGAAGGTTGTCGATTTCGTGGAAGAGGTGCTGGGGCATTCCATTCAGACGCCGGAGCCGCCTGAGGTTCCTGTGATTTTGGAGGTACATAATGCTCTGAGAGGCGAGTTCTGTGAGATTTGCCGGAAGCATCATCTCTTCGATTCTATTTAAGGAGGGTACGGACGTGAAAGCAAAACCCGCCCTGTTCAAAAGGGCTGGAAAGGCGCTTCAAAAAGCGGCCCCAACCATTTTGACGTGCGTCGGCACTGCCGGCGTGGTAGCCACGGCGGTCCTGGCGGTAAGGGCCACCCCCAAGGCGCTCAAGTGCATTGAGCGGGAAAAAGAGGCCAAAAACGTGGAAAACAGCGGAAATTTGACCCGGATGGAGACGATAGGAGCTTGCTGGCGATGCTATGTTCCCGCAGCAGTCACGGGAATCGCTACAATCGGGTGTATTTTCGGCGCAAATGTTCTGAACCGGCGTCAGCAGGCCTCTCTGGTCAGTGCCTACGCCCTGGCGAGCCGTTCGCTCAACCGCTACAAGCAGAAGGTGAAAGAGCTCTACGGCGAAGAGGCCCACAGAAAGGTGATGGCCGCGCTGGCCGTGGAACAGAGCGAAAAGCACCCCATTTACGCCGGAACCTTTGCGGCCACAACCTCGCTGGGGTTTGAGGAGGCCGACGAGGAGGAGCGGTTGTTCTACGACGCCATCTCCAGCCGGTATTTCCAGGCCACGATCAGCCAGGTCTTGCAGGCCGAATACCATCTTAACCGGAATTTTGCTCTTAGCGGCGGATTCATCACGCTGAATGATTTTTATGACTTTCTGGGCATCAGCAAGACGCCGGAGGGGGACAAGATCGGATGGATGGTTTCGGACGGGCTCTACTGGGTGGACTTCGACCATCAGAGGACGGTGGTGGACGACGGGCTGAACGGCGAGGTGGAGTGCTGGATCATCGACGCCCCGTTCCCGCCGGTCACTTACGAAGAGTGGGAGGACATGGAGATCTGACCAGTCCGCAGAAATAGCATCTCCTATTATGGAGAACCATGAAAAACAGGAGGTTTGAGTTTATGAACCAGAAAACGATATTTAAGGTGCTGTCCCTGGTCGGACTGGCCCTCGGCGGGATTGGAACATTGCTGTCCAGCTGGGCGGACGATAAGGAACAGGACGCGATCATCGAGGAAAAAGTGAACGAAGCGCTTGCCACCCGTGAGCATGGAACATCTGGAAGCGAGGAGCCCTGACCGGGGCTCTTTGCTTTTGCAGGGGCCGGTTTCCATGAATGAACGGGCGATTCTGTTTCTCATGTCGGTTTTGAAGGGGTTTGAAGACCCGCCAAGGTCTGATTGGCCCCAGCATGAGGCCGAGGAAGTTACATTCTCCAGATGGGCCTTGGAGGAGCTGTTGCAGCAGGTCTGGGACCACCCGTGGACGCTGGCCTCGGAGACCGTGGAGCGGTTCGCGTCAAAGCTGGAGATTTACTCCGAGACATGCAACACGGACGCCCAGTACCGGATTTTCAAGATTGCGGCAGAGACCATATGGGAATTCCTCGACGACATCAAAGCGATCGAGCGTTGAGCAAAATTATATTTGAGAGGAGAAGGCATTGTGAACAAACAGGCCATCGCAAACACACTGAAATCACTGCAAAAGACCATGCGAAAACACAGCCCGGCCATTTTGACAGGCATCGGCATTGCCGGGATGGCGGCGGCGGCCGTTATGGCGGTAAGGGCCACCCCCAAGGCGCTTCGGATGGTGGACGACAGGGAGATTGAGGACGAGAAACGCCTGACCACCTCCGAGATCGTCAAAACCACCTGGAAATGTTATATTCCGGCCGCCGTTACCGGCGTATGCTCCGCCGCCTGCATCATTGGGGCCAGCTCCATCAGCGCACGGCGGAACGCGGCCCTGGTCACGGCCTATACCATTTCCGAGACTGCTCTGAAGGAGTACAAGGATAAGGCGGTGGAAGTCGTAGGGCCGAAGAAAGAGCAGGCCATTCGGGACGCCGTGGCGAAGGAACAGCTGGAGCAGGCCGGGGTGCCGGAGCGAAAGTTCATCCCCACCGGCCGGGGCGAGACGCCCTGCTTTGACCCGCTGACCAATACCTGCTTCAAATCGGACATTGAGACGCTCCGAAGGGCGGAAAATACGCTGAACAAACGGATGCGGGATGAAGTAAAGGTCACGGTCAACGAATTTATGCAGGAGATCGGCCTTGAGCCGTGCGACAGCTCCATCGGAGAAACCATGGGGTGGGACATCGACAAAGGGTACATTGATTTGGACTTCAGTTCGCAGCTGGTGGACGGCGTTCCATATCTGGTCATCGGCCACCATGTCCCGCCCACATACCTCGGCTGGTGACATCCGCAAAAATTGCATCTCCTATTATGGAGAACCATCTATGGAACATTATATGACAAGGAGGACTTTACGATGGAAGAAATGAACGCGAAAGTGATGGAGAACGAGGAACTCGAAGACATCACGGAGGCCGAAGAGGCTGAGGAGAGCGGCAGCGCCGGTGCGCTGGTAGCCGGAGTTGTCGGCGGTTTCCTGGCTTACGCCATGATTGGCGGGGTCAGAAGGCTGTGGGGCTTCGTCGGCGCCAAGCTGGCTGAGCGCAAGGCCGCGGAGAAGGCTAAGGCCGAGGTGGTGGACGCGGAGTGCACCGAAGTCGCTGCGGAGGATTCCGACGAGGAAGACTCTGAAAAGTAATCGAGCAAGAGGTTCGCCAAAGGGAGAGTACCTGAAACAAGGTGCTTTCCCTTTTTTCATTTTCGGAAAGGAGAAACCATGAACGGTTTTCTGAAAAACGGCTTGCTGGTGGTGGGCGGCGTTGTTCTGGGAAGTATGGTGACCCAGAAGGCGATTGTTGACACTCTGCACAGTAAGGAGATTGCCATGCGGCAGAATTGGCGCGAGTGCCAGGAGGTTCTGTTTGAAAACAGAAAAGGCGCGGACGATGTGCTTGACAATCTACGCTGGGTTATCTCGAAATACGGACATGCCACGCTGGCTGATTTCTATGATTTGGCCGGGGTGCGGGCTCTTTATGAGGACTGCAAATTCGGGTGGACGTCGCTTCGGGGCGCAAAAATCGTTTGTACCCGGAATGGATACGCCATCGAGCTGCCGAGAGCGACGTCTCTCAAATAACAAGGAGGAGACACAATGGCGGAATACCCCAACAATTCCCACAGCGCACGGGAAAAATCGACCGCTACTGCTGCCGGAAAGACGGAGAAAAAACTGGATAAGGTGGTCACCGGAGCGGCGAAAACGAAAAAGAAAAGCGAGGCCCGGAGGTTCCTCAACATCTTTGCGCCGGATGACGCAGAGAACGTCAAGAGCTCCATTCTTTCCGACGTCATCGTTCCGGGCGTCAAGGCCGCCATCGCCGATGTGATCAGCATTGTCCTGTTCGGGGACACGGGGCGCATCGGCAGCAGGAAAAGCGGCGGTTCCAGAATTGCCTACCAGAAGTATTACGATGACCGGCGGGACGACCGGAGAGAGTATGGGCGGCCCAGGGCGGCGGTCGGGTTTGAGTATGACGACATTATATTTGAAACCCGGGGGGACGCCGATTTGGTGCTGGACCAGCTGGAGTCGGCCATCGCCAAGTATGAGGTGGCCTCGGTGGCGGATCTCTACGATCTGGCCGGTGTTACCTGCCGGAATTACACGGCCAACCGCTACGGCTGGTCGGATATTCAATCGGCCAAGGTGGTTCGGACGTCGGAGGGCTATGTGATCCGGCTCCCGCGGGCGGTTCAAATCAATTAGGGAGGCGCGAGCCATGTATGGTTACGAGACTTCCTTTGGGTACAAGGGCATGGTCTGTGGCAAGTGGATGCTGTTTGCCACGGACGCCGAGTACCACGAATACGTGAGGGAGATGGAAGAGGCATGAAGCTGAATACCGATTCCTTCGTTGGCGTCGGCATCTGTATCGTGGGGTTGCTGGGTGTTGGCTATGCCATCGGCGTCCATTCCAGGATGAAGGCGGTATGTGACAAGCTGGACACCAGCATTGACCGATTGGCAAACGAAACCGAGGTCGATATTCCGGCCAAGGTCATCGACCAGGCGGTGCAGCGTGCGGTGGACCGGGAGTCCTATTCCGCGGTAAAGCGGGCTACGGACGAGGTGGTGGACGACGTTAAGCGGGAAATTGAAACCCGGGTCGGCGCCGCCGTGAAGGAGCACTATGACGCGATTTCGGACGGGGTAACCGACCAGATTGCAAAAAGTGTGGCCAAAATCGATGAAAGCCGCCTCAGGAAAGAGGTTGTGCAGAAGGCCAAGGAGCAGATCGCCGACAAGTTTGACGATAAGCTCGATGATATTTTGGAGGAGTTCAACGGAAACCTTCAGAATGTCGGAAAAATCTATAAATCCATTGCGAAATCATTCTCTAAGGAGGACATTTGATCATGAAAAAGAACGAACTTGTCAAGTCCATGAACCTGACGTTCAACAAGATTGGGTTCCAGCTCCAGAAGAAGAGCCCGGAGATTCTGGTGGCAGCCGGAGTGGTCGGCGTGGTGGTGAGCCGCCTTATGGCCTGCAAGGCCACCCCCAAGGCGCTCAAGGTTGCGGAGAAGACCGGCGATGATATGGACCGGATTCAGAATGCGGAGGAGTCCGGCGTGACCCTGGCGGGTGAGCTCTATACCCAGGAGGACGCCCGCAATGACCGCATTCAGGTCTACTCCCACACCGGGTTCCAGTATGTCAAGCTGTATGCCCCCGCCGTTCTGCTGGGCGCGGCGTCCATCACCTGCATTCTCACCAGCCACAAAATCCTGAGAAAGCGCAACATGGCGCTGGCGGCGGCCTATGCGACGCTGGACCAGTCCTTTAAGGACTATCGCGGCCGGGTGCTGGAGCGGTTCGGCGAGCAGGTGGAGAAGGAGCTCCGGTACAACCTCAAGGCCAAGGAGATCGAGACCACCGTTGTGGATGAAAAGGGCAAGGAAAAGAAGGTCAAGGAGACCGTGGACGTCGTGGACGAGGGCTGGGACCCCTCCAAGTACAGCCCCTATGCCCGCATCTTCGACGAGGGGCACCCCGCCTATATGAAGAACGCGGAGCAGAACCGGTTCTATCTGCTTGCCCGGCAGTCCCAGGCGAACGACCGGCTCAAGTCCCGCGGCCATCTGTTCCTCAACGAAGTCTATGAGATGCTCGGGTTCCAGCTGACCAAGGCCGGCGCCGTGGTAGGGTGGATTTATGACGACAAGGAGCCTATGGGCGACAATTTCGTGGACTTCGGCATCTTCGAGGTTTGCCGCGAGAAGGCCGTGGACTTTGTGAATGGGTATGAGCGTTCCTTCGTTCTGGACTTCAACGTGGTGGGCGACATCACCGACGCCCTGGCTACCCACCAGACCCTGTGAGGGCTGAACCATGAAGAAATTGATATGTTCCCTGCTGGTCGTGGTGATGGCGCTGACCGGCATATCCTTTTCTGGGAAAGCGGAGATGGCTTCCGCCTATGAAGCGGCGGATACATACGAAGCCGTGGTCGTAAACAGCGTCAAGCCTGCCCAGAAAACTGATATTTCGGCCGATATGCCGAAAGAAAAGGCCCCTGCTGTGGAGCAGCCGGTCGTTGAGGAGGCCGTCGCCGCGGAGCCGGAGGTTCCTTCCGTCTCCCAGGAGGAGATCGAACTGATTGCCCTCTGTGTTATGGCGGAAGCCGAGGGAGAGTGCGAGTATGGCCAGCGGCTGGTAATTGATGTGATTTTGAACCGGGTGGACGACCCCCACTTTCCCGACACAATTTACGATGTGATTTACCAGAAGAATCAGTTTTCCGGTATGTATGGAGACCGCATCACCCGCTGTTATGTGAAGGATGAATTGGTGCAGCTGGTGCGGGAAGAGCTGGAGAGCCGCACAAATTACGACGCGGTCTTCTTCCGCACCGGCCATTACCATTCCTACGGCGTTCCGATGTTCCAGGTCGGGGCGCATTATTTTTCAAGTTATGATTAAAGGAGGCGCGCATCATGAAAAACTGTCTCAAAACCTTGCTGTCCTATGCCCTGGCGACTGTGTCCGGGCTGTGCCTTGTCGGCGGCGTCACCATTTTGTCATCCGGGAGGCAGTGAGCATGGAGGGATTTGCGAATCTGGTGTCCATGCTGGACTATGCCGTCAACACGAGAAGAAAACGCCACATCACCGGAGGGCTCCTGATCAGTGCCGCGCTGCTGTTCGGGGGCCTTGCCATTACAGTGATGAGCGTGCGGGATGAGGAGGATGAATACAATGAGTAAACTTGGAACCGTCCTGGCGTTCCTCGCCGGGGCCGCTGTTGGCGGGGGTTCTGTTTGGTATGTTCTAAAGGCAAGATACGAAGAGATTTCCGAGCAGGATATCTGCTCCGCCAAGCAGGCGTTCCGGGCCAGAGAGGAAAAACTGCAAAGGGAAATTGACAACCTCAAGGAGCGGTTGGAGAGCCCGGACATGGATACGGAGGAGCCCAAAACCATTCAGGCATCGGCCGCCAAGAACCGGGAGAAGGGCGACATCAACGACTATGCCAAGATGGTCAACCGTGTGCAGTATTCCAGGACTTCGGTGCCGCAGCCTCCTGAGCATGAGGTGGAGGCGCCCTACGTTATCTCCCCGGACGAGTTTGGCGAGATAGAGGGGTACACACAGATCAGCTTGACCTACTTTGATGACGGCATTCTGTCTGACGAGAACGGAGTCATCATCGACGAGCCGGAGGACATTGTCGGTGATGCGCTGAACCACTTTGGGGAGTATGAGAAGGACTCTGTCTTTGTCCGGAGCGACCCCAAGCGGTGCGACTATGAGATCCTTCGGGATCTTCGCAGCTATGCGGAGTTCCGCAGCACTCTGCCTCCGAAAATTTGAAAGGGAGGTCTAACATTTGACCCGGGATGAACTGAGTGACCAGTATTTTGACTGGATGTATCAGCTCGTGGTTGATGACCGATATTCTAACAAGTCCTATCGTAAGCTGTTTGCCAGACTTTACGATACGGAATTCACTTATACGATTCCGATGGACGGCAACCGGGCCGAAGACGGCATCAATCTTAGATATCGGTTCGGTTGCGAGCAATTATATTCTGACGTCATGGTGGCGTCCTGTCTGGACGACCGGCCATGCAGCATTTTAGAGATGATGATCGCCCTCTCCATCCGCTGTGAGGAGCACATCATGGATGACCCGGACGTGGGAGACCGGACTGGGCAGTGGTTCTGGAGCATGCTGGTGAGCCTGGGGCTTGGCGGCATGGAAGACCGGAAGTTCGACCGATATTTGGTCGACGCCACGCTGGAACGGTTTTTGGACCGGGGGTACGAACGCAATGGAGAGGGCGGCCTTTTCACGGTCAACAACGGCCGTGATATGCGGCGCACGGAGATCTGGTATCAGATGAACTATTACCTCAGCGAAATGATGAAGGAAGGGAGCGTTTGAGATGGGCAAGAAGGGAAAGTTCGTTCCGGTGAGCACCCTGGGCGATTTGACAGACCTGCTGAATCACAACTGCCGGGCTTTGGAAAAGCGGTTGACAAAGCTTGCACGGAGAAACCGCGGCGTTGCCGTACTCGCCATTGCCGCGTTCGGATACGCAGTGTGGTCGGAGATGGAGCGCCGGAAACAGGAGGAACAGGTCTATCAGCTTTCTGTCAGAGTAAAAAAGCTGGAGTATGGTGAAGGAGAGTAATCGGCCCGATGCTGGACTTCTTGATGATTTCAACGCGCAGCGGGAAACGCGGTATCATCGAGATCTATCCCAAGTTTATCATCAAGAAAAGTAACGACCTCATGATCAGAGGCGGCGACTTCTATGCAATATGGATTGACGAACGGGGAATATGGTCGACTGATGAACAGGATGCGGTCGACTTGATCGACCGTGAACTGGACCAATACGCAGAAGAAAACCGCAAGCGTTTTGACGGCAACATCCGCGTTCTCCATATGTGGGACGCGGAGACCGGTATGATCGACACCTGGCACAAGTATTGCCAAAAGCAGATGAAGGACCAGTTTCATATGCTGGACGAGAAACTGATCTTTTCCAACACGAAATCAGGGAAACGGGACTTTGCCAGCAAAGCCCTCCCCTACCCCTTGGAGCCCGGAGATACACCGGCGTGGGACAAGCTGATCTCCACATTATATTCTCCCGAGGAGCGCCACAAAATCGAATGGAGCATTGGCGCCATCGTCTCCGGAGAGTCCAAGCGGATTCAAAAGTTCCTGGTGTTCTATGGTGCGGTGGGAACGGGAAAGAGCACGATTATCAATGTGATCCAGCAGCTCTTCGAGGGCTACTACACCAGCTTCAACGCAAAGGATCTGGGCTCCTCCAGCAACGCGTTCGCTTTGGAGGCGTTTCGCTCCAATCCGCTGGTGGCGATCCAGCATGACGGCGACCTTTCCCGCATTGAGGACAATACCCGGATCAACAGCTTGGTCTCCCATGAGATGATGACGGTCAACGAGAAATTCCGTTCGGCCTATTCCAACCGGTTCAAGGCGTTCCTCATCATGGGCACCAATAAGCCGGTGAAGATTACGGACGCCAAGTCGGGCATCATCCGACGGCTGATCGACGTGACACCCACCGGAGACAAGGTGCCCCCGGCGGAGTACCGGACGCTGACCAAGCAGATCCCCTTTGAGCTGGGTGGCATTGCGTACCACTGCCAGGAGGTCTATCTGGAGGACCCGGACTACTATGACGATTATATTCCCATCTCTATGATGGGGGCCTCCAATGACTTCTACAACTTCGTGGTGGACTCCTACCATGTGTTCAAGCAGGAGGACGGCGTATCGCTGAAATCGGCCTGGGAAATGTATAAGACCTACTGCGACGACGCAAAAGTGCCCTATCCAGTTTCCCGCATGATATTTAAGGAGGAGCTGAAAAACTACTTCCGAAAGTATGAGGAACGGTTCAGCATGGGGGATGGCTCCCGTGTTCGGAACTATTACAGCGGGTTTCGGGTGGAAAAGTTTGAGGAGCAGGCTCCGGAAGAAAAGCCGGCAGCCGATAAACCGCCCCATCCCGCCATCAATCTTGTGGAGGGACAGACCTCCGCCTTCGACCGGGACTGCGCCGGCTGTTTGGCGCAGTATGCCAATGAGGAGGGCACGCCCCGGCGGAAATGGGAGAAGGTCGCAACGAAGCTGTCCTCCATCGACACCACAAAACTTCACTATGTCAAAGTGCCGGAGAACCACATCGTCATCGACTTTGATATTCCGGATGACAAGGGCGGAAAGTCCTTTGAGCGGAATCTGGAAGAGGCGGGCAAGTGGCCGGCAACCTATGCGGAGGTGAGTAAAAGCGGTTGCGGCATCCACCTGCATTATATTTATTCCGGAGATGTGACCAGGCTCAGCCGGGTCTACGACGACCATATCGAGGTCAAAGTGTTTACCGGAAACAGCTCGCTACGCCGCAAATTGTCCAAGTGCAACGACCTGCCTATCGCTACGATAAGCTCTGGGTTACCATTGAAAGGAGAAAACAACGTGGTAAATTCCAAAGTCATTCAAAGCGAGAAAGGGCTTAGAGTTCAGATCAAACGAAATTTGAATAAGGAGATTCATCCGGCAACTAAGCCCTCAATCGACTTTATCTACAAGATTCTGACGGATGCGTATGAGAGCGGTTTGACCTATGACGTCACCGATATGCGCAACGCCGTCCTGGCCTTCGCGGCCAACAGCACCAATCAGGCGGATTACTGCATCAAGCTGGTGAACAAGATGCCGTTCAAATCCGCCGAAGACGGCCCCGCGGTGAAGAACGATGAGGCCAAACTGGTCTTCTATGACGTGGAGGTCTTCCCCAACCTGTTCCTGGTAAACTGGAAAATCGAAGGCCCCGGGCAGACCGTGGTTCGGATGATCAATCCAAAACCCACGGAAATCGAGGAGCTGATGAAGTTTCGTCTGGTGGGGTTCAACTGCCGGCGGTACGACAACCATATTTTATATGCCCGGCTGATGGGCTACACCAATGAGCAGCTCTATAATCTCTCCCAGAAGATCATCAGCAGTGAGAAGAAGGCCCGGAGCAACAACTGCTTCTTTGGGGAGGCATATAACGTCTCTTATACGGACGTATATGACTTCTGCTCGGTTAAGCAGAGCCTGAAGAAATGGGAGATCGAGCTGGGTATCCACCATCAGGAGCTGGGACTTCCCTGGGACCAACCGGTGCCGGAGAATATGTGGCAGAAGGTCGCGGAGTATTGCGACAACGACGTCATTGCCACCGAGGCGGTATTCAACGCTCGGAAAGCCGACTTCGTGGCTCGGGAGATTCTGGCGGACGTGGCGGGGATGACGGTGAACGACACCACCAACTCCCTAACCACCAGAATTATATTTGGCGGAAACAAGCACCCGCAAGACCAGTTCAGCTACCGGAATATGGGCGATGTGACCCAAATCAACGACCCATACCGGGATTTGCCGTTTACGATGGGGAAACCGGAGTTCGATGAATTCACGGTCTTTGACAAGAAGGGCCGTCCCATCTTCCCCGGATACAAGTTTGAAGGCGGCAAATCCATCTATCGCGGCGAGGAGGTGGGCGAAGGCGGTTACGTCTACGCCGAGCCGGGTATGTACGGCGATATCGCACTGCTGGACATCGCCTCCATGCATCCCAGCAGCATCATCGCCGAGGAACTGTTCGGGCCGGAATACACCAAACGGTTCCAGGAGATCAAGGACGCCCGGGTGGAGATTAAGCATAAGAACTTCGACAAGGCGAAAAAGATGCTGAACGGCGCTTTGGCCAAGTACCTGACGGACGAGAGTTCAGCGGATGCTCTGGCCCAGGCGCTGAAGATCGCCATCAACTCGGTCTATGGCCTGACCTCGGCCAACTTTGAGAATCCCTTCCGGGACACCCGGAACAAAGATAATATCGTCGCCAAGCGCGGAGCCCTGTTCATGGTCAACCTCAAGCATGAGGTCCAGAAACAGGGCTTTACTGTTGCCCACATCAAGACGGACTCCATTAAAATCCCGGACGCAACGCCGGAGATTATTCAGTTCGTCATGGATTACGGCAAAAAGTACGGTTATGTCTTTGAGCACGAGGCCACCTATGACCGGATGTGCCTGGTGAACAACGCAGTCTACATTGCCAAATATGCCACGGAGGAGAAATGCCAGCAGGCGTATGGGTATGTGCCGGGTGATATTCGGAAGCACCCCGGCGAATGGACGGCGACCGGCACCCAGTTCCAGATTCCGTATGTGTTCAAAAAGCTGTTCTCCAAAGAGGAAATCTTGTTCGAGGATATGTGCGAGACCAAGTCGGTCACCAGCGCGCTGTATCTAGATACGAACGAGACCCTGCCGGACGTTTCGGGGTATGAGAAGGAGCTGGAGACCCTGCGGAAGAAGTGGCCGGACGAGAATGGGCAGTATCCTCTTGACTACGAAGAGGTGATTGCGGACCTGAAGGTCAAGATTGAGCAGGGTCACAATTATATTTTCGTGGGAAAGGTCGGCTCCTTCTGCCCCATGAAGCCCGGCTATAACGGCGGCTTGCTGCTGCGTGAAGTAGTGGATAAGAAGACTGGCGAGAAGAGCTACGCCTCGGCCGGTGGAGCCAAGGGCTATCGCTGGCTGGAGTCCGAGATGGTCAAACAGCTCGGCAAAGAGGACGGCATTGACCGGGGCTACTATGACGCTATGGTGGATACCGCTGTCACGGATATTTCCAAATACGGCGACTTTGAATGGTTTATCTCAGATGATCCTTATGTGAAGGTCGAAGATGATATGCCGCCCTGGTTCAGTGCCGGGGAACCCCATGAAGACGCTGCGACGCCTTTTGATGTGAGGTGACGGGTATGACCATTTTACTGACGATATTTTGGTTCAATGTTGTGGCCGCCTTCATCTCAGGCGTCACTGGCCGTCCGTTTTGGTGTGTGGTCAATATCGTATTGGCAGTTCTGATGGCTCTCATGGCTATGGCCTATGAGGGCCGTCTGCTTAACCGCGTAAAAAAGCTCGAAGAAGAAATCGAAGATTTGAAAAGGAGATTTTGATTATGGCTAATCCCAGAGTGAACGATAACCTCGTGATCGAAAACGCCCGCCTGCTGTTCCGGAACTTTTCCGGTCGGGAGAGCAAGTACAACCGCGCCGGCCAGCGGAATTTCTGTGTCTACATCGATGACCCGAAGGATGCGCAGAAGCTCATGGACGATGGCTGGAACATCCGGGAGCGTCCTCCCCGTGAGGAGGGCGAAGACCCCCGCTATTATATTCAGGTAGCGGTCAGCTTCGAGAACATTCCGCCCACGGTCTACATGATTCCTGAACGGAAGAAGAAAAAGACCAAGCTGGACGAAGAGTCCATTGATGTCCTCGATTTCGCGGAGATCCGGAACGTGGATCTGACCATCCGTCCCTACAACTGGGTCATCCAGGAGGGCACCAAGAACGAAAAGCGCGGCGTCAAGGCCTATCTGCGGTCTATGTACGTCACCATCGAGGAGGATGAGTTCGCCGAGAAATACGCCGGCGAAGAGTATCCGGAGGAGTAAATATCCACGGGGGCGCTGGTGAATAAGGAGATAGCCGGCGCTCCCTTACCCCCCTGAGAAAGAGGCATTACTATGTACGAACATCAAGCGTTTGTTGATGGCCTGTACGCATTTTTGGATTATACCGAGCCGGACAATTTACGCAACAACATCAAAGAAGGTCTGATGGTGTGCCGACGTACTCAAGACAAAGAAAAAGAATTTGAGAAACGGTGCATTCAGAGATGGGCGATTTCAGAGCTGGCGAAAGCCATTGTGGAAGATCCGGACAATCCCGTCGAGGACGTCGCCTATCGGTTTGCGCTGAAGCTGTACGGCTATGCATGCACTTCTTTTGATGCAAAGATGCGGAATGTGTTTGGCGTTGCGGCAGAGTTTATCGACAAGGAGGTCATCGGCCTCTTCCGAACAGAAGACGGAGTATATCCATAAGCGTTTTACGCACGAAAGGAGAAAATCGTGGCTAAAGAGGTAATTTTCGACATGATATTTAAGGAGGGCGTGGAATGAAACCATTCTGGAAAAATACCCGGAAGAAAAAATCGAAGAAACATTCCGAGCCTTCTCAGCAGAAACCAAGGATACAGACGCGGCCAAAACCGATGGAGGAGCCATGGAAACCGCCTGTGGCTGTTCCGCCAAAGGCAGTACAGACAAAGGAAACGCCGATTGTTCCGATGCTGGAATCCGCTCGGCCTGTTAAGAAAGAGTATGTTCCGCATAGGACGACCATGAGGAAAAGCGAGTATTATCAGGAGTTTCGCTCTAAATTTCAGCAGCTGCTCTCTCCAAGGAGTCGCCCGATTGATATTTGGAGAGACTTCATCGTCATGTCGGCCTGTGCAATGTCCAATACCGTGGACAAATCCCACTATGATGAACGCGAGAAGCGGTATCTTGAAACGATCAACAAATACGAAAAATCTCAGCAGCATATTTTCCCCGAACTCTATGCCGATGTGGTCATGGCCCTGGATGAGAACCCAGAGCAGGACTTTCTCGGCAGGATGTTCATGGATTTGCACCTCGACTACGAGGAGCTGAAACAGATATTTACACCATACCATGTGTGCCAACTGATGGCGGGCGTCACGATGGGCGACCTTGTTCAGCAAGTTGAGGAGCAAGGGTATGTTTCCATCAACGACTGCTGCTGCGGTGCGGGCGCAAACCTGATCGCGGCAATCAATTCGGCACGCCATATGCTGGAAGATGCTGGGCTGAACTTTCAGAACCACATTCTGGTCATCGGTCAAGATATTGAGGAGCTGGTGGCCCTGATGTGCTACATTCAAATTTCTCTGCTGGGAGTAGCCGGCTATATCAAGGTTGGAAATGCTCTTACGGAGCCGATGACTTCCGATGATAGCATGGAGAACTACTGGTTCACACCTATGTACTTCTCAGATGTATGGCACACGAGAAGGATGATCCATAGATTTATGGACTTATTTGAGAAAGAGGATAAGTGATGCCCTGTGGCGATCCAGCTTTATGACTATCAGCGCGAAGCCCTGAACCGAATGAAGAATGGGTGCATCCTCTGCGGCGGGGTCGGCTCTGGGAAATCCAGGACCGGCCTCGCTTACTACTATCTACAAGAGGGCGGCCAGCTGGGTACGGATGATTATATTCCGATGAAGAAACCCAGAGATCTCTATATCATCACCACGGCGCGCAAACGGGATACCTGCGAATGGCAAGGCGACCTGGCTCCGTTCCTGCTCTCCCCTAATCCGGACGCCAATTATTACAAAAACAAAGTGGTCATCGACTCCTGGAACAACATTACCAAGTATGTGGACGTTAAGAACGCCTTCTTTATATTTGACGAGCAGCGGGTGGTTGGTTACGGCGCCTGGACCAAAGCGTTTCTTAAAATCGTTAAGTCGAACGATTGGATTCTGCTCTCCGCAACCCCCGGCGATACCTGGCAGGATTATATTCCGGTCTTTATCGCCAATGGATTCTACCGCAATAAAACCGACTTTGTGGATCAGCATGTGATCTATGACTGGCGGGCCAAGTATCCGAAGATTGACGGTTACCGCAATACAGGGCGGTTGATCCGACTTCGGGATAAAATCCTGGTCAACATGGACTTCAAACGGCAGACGGTTTCCCACCATGAGGATGTACGAGTGTCGTATGATATTTCCAAGTATAAGGACATCATGCGGAGCCGGTGGAACCCGTGGGAAGACCGGCCGATTGAGACGGCAGCGGAACTGTGTATGGCGCTCCGCAGAGTCACGAATTCGGATGAGTCCAGAGCAGTCGCGGTATTGGAGTTGCTGGAGGACCACCCCAAAGCCATCATCTTTTACAGCTACGACTACGAGCTGGATATTTTGCGTTCCCTTGGGTATCCGGAGGGCACGGAAATCGCGGAGTGGAATGGGCATAAACACCAGGAGATCCCCACGGGGGACAAGTGGGTGTACCTCGTTCAATACACCGCCGGCTGCGAGGGGTGGAACTGCATCACCACGGATACCATTATATTTTACTCACAGCAGTATTCCTATAAAGTGGCCACCCAGGCGGCTGGACGGATTGATCGGTTGACCACGCCATACCGGGACCTGAACTACTATCACTTGAAGAGTTTTTCTGGGATCGACCTCGCTATCAGCAAGGCCCTGTCCAAGAAGAAGAACTTCAACGAGGGCAAGTTCGTCGGCTGGGCCACGAAACCGTTGGAGGTGAACCACAATGCCGAGCCGGAAAAGCATCGCAGAGCTGCTTAATCGTCGGAGGAGGCAGATTCTGGTCCACAGCGTCATCTACTACAAGATGAACGACAATCTGATTTCGGACAGCACATGGTCGGCATGGGCCGCTGAACTGGAAGAGCTGCAAGCCAAGTATCCGGGGATTGCCGCGAAAGTGCCCTATGCCAAAGAGTTCGAGGGTTTTGACCACTCGACGGGCATGAACCTGCCGCTGGATGACCCTTGGGCAGTCAATAAAGCACGGCAGTTGATCGCGCTGAAAAACAAGGGTGCTTACGGCCAGTATGAACAACTGAAAATTCCAATGTAAAGGAGAAAAACGATGTGCGATGAAACTAAATCTTCGGCAAACCTCATCCCTCTTAAAGACCGCATTCGCGCTTTTCATGATTGCATGGTACCTGCTTTGCATCTGTTTCCGCAGGACATCGCTGAAAAGCTGACAGAGAGTGGGTTCTTTACCGCACCGGCGAGTACAAAGTATCATGGCGCCTACGAAGGCGGTCTGTTTGACCACAGCTACAATGTGGCTTCTGCTCTGGTCACCCTCAGCCACAATAATAATTTGGAGTGGCTGCGCCCCGAGTCTCCGTACATTATCGGCATGTTTCATGATATTTGTAAGCAGGATCAATACCAGCATCCCGTCGATGCAACTTTCTATGGTGGAGGTGAGCCAATTCCCCTTGTTGATGAAAGCAAATGGGAATATGCCCCAAACTTGCTTCTCAAGGGTCACGGTGATAAATCTGTCATGCTGCTCTCCCAATATTTGCAGCTGACTATGGAGGAAATCCTGTGTATTCGCTATCACATGGGTGCCTTTGTGGATCAGAAGGAGTGGAACGACTATACTCGGGCCATTCATGAGTATCCAAACGTGCTTTGGACGCATACGGCCGATATGATTGCGGCACACATCCTGGAAATTGACAAGTGACATACCTTATTATATTCTACTGAACAAGAGGTGAAAGTACATGCTCGGAGCAATTATCGGCGACATCGTCGGTTCCCGGTTTGAGTGGCATAACCGCAAGTCAAAGGATTTTGAGCTGTTCACAGAACAATGCCGGTTTACGGATGATACCGCTATGACGGTGGCCATTGCCAAGGCTTTGCTGGAATGTGACGGCAAATTCGATTACCTTAGCGATAGAGTCGTGGGGTGCATGCAGGACATTGGACGCAGATACCTGAATTGCGGATTCGGACAGTCCTTCTGGCTGTGGCTTCATAAAGAGAACCCGAAGCCCTATGGGAGTTACGGAAACGGCGCTGCCATGCGGATCAGTCCAGTGTCTTATGTGGCCAGGTCAGAAGGAGAATGCATCGCGATTGCAGATGCGGTGACGCAGGTTACGCACAATCATCCGGAAGGCATGAAAGGGGCAAGGGCTGCGGCTCTGACCGTTTGGGATGCTCGGAACGGAGCCACCAAGCAGATGATCAGAAAAGTGGTGGAAGACCAATATTATATTTTGGATTTCACCATCGACGAGATCAGACCAAAGTATCGCTTTGACGTGAGCTGCCAAGGCTCTGTTCCACAGGCAATCAAGGCGTTTCTGGAGTCTGAGGGCTTCGAGGACACCATTCGGCTTGCAGTTTCTATTGGCGGAGACAGCGACACCATTGCGGCTATTGCCGGGGGAATTGCGGAAGCTTATTACGGCATACCGTATAAGCTCTGGGAAAGAGCTATGGACTATCTGCCCCAGGAGTTTCTTGATATTTTGGGAGATTTTCAAAAGAGATACGGCTGAGAAAATAGACCATCCTCAAATCGAGGGTGGTCTTTCTTTGTCTACTTACAGGAGATAATCTACATGGATAAAACACAGCTTCAGGAGTTCATCAATGCGCTCGGCATGATCGCTGAGACAGCGCTGGTCTTCTATCGAAGCGTTCTAGCGGCCAAAGCGACTCCGGAAGAAGCCATCCGGCTGACTCAGGCGTTTATCGCGGCCACATTATACGGCAATAACAAGAACGATAACTCCGGAAAGGAGTAAGGAAGGAGAAAAAGTTATGACAATCGGTGGATGGATTATATTTGCAATTCTTGCTCTGATGGTTCTCGGATTCGGAATCTGCGGCGCATATCTCATTGAGAACGTTGCGGGGAAAAATCATCAGTAGTCAGAATTATATTTTGGAGGTAAGTTATGGCCGGTTTAAGTATGGACATCAAATTGGAAACTAGGCTCTGCGAGGTAAACGGCGAGTTTGGATATTTCCACTGCTGGGAGCATTGGTCCAATGTAATAGACGCAAGTCCTCTGCGGGGTGGTCATCCCGGAGGCCAGATTGGGCAAGTCTATGGCATTGTGGAGTTTTCCGGAGAGGTCCGAAAAGTCGATCCATCTAAAATTCGTTTCAAAGATGAGACGAACGAGCAATGTAGGAGTTTTAACGATGAAAAAACTTCCGAAAATTTGTAGGGGTTGTGTTCACGCCCACCCAATATATGGAAACCGTGATAAGACTGGCAAACGAACAATCTCCAGTTATTTTTGCTCTGCGAAACATGCTGGATTAAAGAACGGAAAAATCAATCCTGGTCTGAAGCAGTGCGATGATAGACGAAAAAGTTGGTGATATTTCGTGTTTGTTGAAACCGAGTCCATGCGAATAGCCAGACTGGAGCAGATGTTGAAAGCGGCGCTCGATAATGATGATGCTATTGTCTTGGACGAAAACGGCGAACCTTTGATATTTGAACGGAAAGATGCGCCAAAAGAAATAGAGCAACTTCGCCCATTTGGCGAGGTTGACATTTCTCGCGAACTGGAACTGATTAAAGAATATAGGGAGAGTGCGAAATGATTCAGACTGATTTTGAACCCTATTGTGAGGATTGTGCAGATCTAGAACCGGTCGTAGAGAGACTCTATGGTGATGACGGGGTTATTCAGCAGGTCATCGCTTGCGAACATATCCGCCATTGTCGAAAGGTGGCGGAGTTCTACCGAGAGAAAGGAAAGCTCGAATCTGGGAAAGGAGAATGACCGATGTTCATTGTAAAAGACTGCACACGGAACCCTCCTTATACTATGGTAAGCAACGATGCCAAAAATGTCCGTGATATTGTCATCGGTATTACTGGAGACGAAATGGTTGGTGACCATGTGCTTCTCCATCTTGGACATATGACTTTCGGACAATTTTTAGTCTGGGGGCAATTATTCATTATCAAATGTGTTCCGGATGAAGATGTGCAGGCATTATATTTGAAAGGAAAAACGATGTCTAATGCATGGCACCCCTGCCAGTATGTCGATTGCAAATTAGAACATGACGGCTCTTGGATAGATGGAAAGTGGTATGAATGGGAAGACGTTCATGGTAACCGCGAGGTTGCTCGAATGAAGCTTGATGCCATAGACCATTTCTATCCGCATGCCAAAATCATCAAAGAAGAAGACGTCTGTCGTTATAGAGAGTTAGAAGAAGGAGAAGACAATGCTGATCATTAAAACTGAGGAAGACCGTGAGCGCTGCACATCTTGCTATGGTAACCACACCATTGAGTTGACTATGGAAGAAGTTGTGGCCCTGTTTGCGGGGGCAACCCTTGGCGATCCAAACTTTAATGAATATGGAGTCTTCATTCGATTGGAGGGAAATACATAAATAAGTATGAGATCGATTCTGCTTTGCATGATTTAGAAACTCGTCTCGATATTTCAATCAATTTTGATTCTCCAGAATATTCAGAACTTTTGTCCATGCTTGAACAACATGGAGTTGAAAACATCTTCAGCTTGGCCGGAATTATATGCGCTTGTTTAAAAGGAGAAAAATCTGATGCTTAAAATTGAAAACACCGAGGTTCTGGGCTGGGAGCACGCCATCCGCGGGATGCGCAATCCGATGAACTCTTGGGAGAAGAGTGATAGTAATTTATATCATACCTCGGTCTACTTCGACGAATGTAATGAACGGTGGGAAACGGATGGACATCGTTTTATGATTGGCCCTAATGACCTCGACCTTATGACTCGTCTTCGCAATGCCGGCACTGATCACCGGAAATTCATGCGGATGATCGTGGTGTATGCGGATCTGACCGGACCGCTGTACTGGTGGAAAGAATTCGATACATATAAGGTCGGGACTGTTGCGAACTCTTGCTCGACGATGCATAAGATCGCGGCGAAGGAGTTTAGTAGAGACGATTTTTCTTGGGAGCATTTAAGCGGCGATAACTGTGTCCCCGATCATGACTATCAGTCTTCTACTTACATTCTGGACTTAGTAATCGAGTCTTTGAACTTCTGGAGACATGAATATTTGACTGGAGAAGAAACAGGTCTCAAGAAGGATAAAAGGGCATGGTGGCAGATGATCCAGCTGCTCCCCGCCTCCTATAACCAGCGGCGGACGGTCATGCTCAACTATGAAGTGTTGGCCAACATCTACAAGAGCCGGCGGAACCACAAGCTGGATGAGTGGCATACCTTCTGCGATTGGATTGAAGATCTGCCTTATAGCAAACTGATCATGGGTCCGAGCCTAAAAGATATTCCTATCAGCAATGAAATTATGGAAGAGGCAAAGCGAAGAGTCCGTGAGGAACTGAATGCTCAGTGGGACAAGTTTTATGAAATGCACAGCGGCCATAAGAATGCTGATCGCGCCGTGTTCCGAATCCGAAAAGAGGATGTCGATGCTGAAACATGGGGCGCTCTCATGAAGGCAACTCAGGAGGGAAAGTCGTTCCATATCTTTGAGGAGGACAAACCTTCCGAGAACTGTTCGGATGGAGCCTGCGACATTAAGTGGTGATGAAAAACAAACTTGATATTTTGGAAGAGCATTTACAGACGTGGACGAAACGGCACCCTTGCTGTTGGTGGCTCCTTCGGAAGTTTGCGGACTTTTGGGTCTTTGTGTTAAAAGTCCATATCTCTATCATGATACTGTACCTACTATTTTGGCGTTAAGGAGGATTGATATTTCGTGGAACGCCGAGATTTTATCAGCTTTTGGAATGAGGCACATACCATTATCGACGACGCCGTAGAAAAGCGCGATCGGTCGGTAGCAATTTATATTTCGCCCGATAGTGGTATGACGCTCAATGTCTATCCCTGGCCGGACGAGGAATCACTTCGAGAGGCTCTGGAGCGCGGCAAAATCACCTACAATGACTATCGCAAAAAGATTGGCCTTGCCCCAGCCACGACTTAATTGACACCCTCCGGCGCACATGGTATGATGAACTCGGATAAGCCAAATCGACTATGCGCAAAAAGTGCAGCTCCTATTATGGAAGGAGGTTGTTAAGCTATGGCTGAACGCAACAATTCTCACCTTCTGGATGGTGGTGATGATCCCATGGGCATGACGGACAACCAGTACAAGGGAATGCTCCTTGACCAGTTAGAAGACTGGCAGGAGGTCCTGGATCTGGCAATCAAGGCCGGGAACACCGAAATCCAGGAAAAGGTCGAGAAACAGATTCGCAAAATCAATGAAAAGCTGAAGTTCTAAACCTCGACCAAAGGGAGAGCCTACGGAAACGTGGGCTCTCTTCTTTTATATTTAGGAGGAATACAAAGATGACACTCCATGAAAAAGTAGTTCTTTCCGCTTATACCGGCATTCTGATGTGCGATATGTCTGAGGTTCATAAGTACATCGAAAAGCTCCTGGGGCGGTCGGTTTGGACGCATGAACTGGCCAGTGAGACCCTGTGGAAGACGATCAAGGAAAAGGCAAAATCCGACTTTCTCAAAATTATTGAGTTGTAGGAGGGCCCAATGCCAAAGATCAATTCGGGAGATAAACTCTATCTATGCGATCGAAAACAATGTGGAGACCGGTGCCACTATCTCGATTGCCGGCATACCACTGATATTTCGCATGCCGTTAATGCCCCCACCTTTCCGGGCGGCTTTGAGGAGATCGGCTGCGGCCCTTATACCTATTTCGTAGAAAGAGGGGTCCATTCTAACGTGAATTGTAACGATTGTGTCTGTGCCCTAGTATGCAAAGAGGCTCAAGACCCGAAGTATCGTAAACAAGTTCAGTCCGGAGAGATTGCCTGCTGTGACTTCCATCCCAGACCGGACGATTCTTTGAAGAATGCCATTTCCGCAGTGGCAAAATTGGATTCTACTTCCGGTGTTCCGCAAAGTGTCTATGTTGTGGAAGAATGTTCGGAGCTTATCAAAGAATGCTCAGAACTTATTAAAATGTTGATGAAAAAGCATCGAAAGAAAGGAAATGATGCGGAAATCATCGATGAAGCCTGCGACGTTCTGACCACAATTCTTGTTATGCTGCACCAATATGGGGTGGATGAGCAGACAATTCGGCAAAACATTATTGCCAAGTGCAGTCGAGCTTTGGAACGGTATGAAAATTCTGGAGAATTATAAGGAGCGCCGCCATGCCTATCAGAGATAACGACCTGCTTGTCTACTTCGGCAAGTATTGTAAATCCTGCAAGCATGAAAAACTGGAGGAGAACGAACCGCCTTGCGACGAGTGCCTGGAGCATCCGGTCAATCTGAATTCCCATAAGCCCATCAATTATGAAGATAAGAACGATTGAGGAGGCCAAGATGAAACTGAAATTTATTGGGGAAGACGGTTCTATGGGATTGCGAACTGGTGAAGTCTATGATACCCGCATCTTCATCAAAGGAGAATGCCTATGGGTCGAATGGAAAGTCAATCTCTACACCGTAAAATCTTGCCCCTATATTTCTACGCAGTCATTTGCACAAAATTGGGAGCTGCCACGATACAATTCTAAATAAGGAGGACCGATATGGCTCAAAAACGAATTAAGATGGTTCAGCATGATATTTTGAACGATCGGATGCGACTTCTCTATGACGACGGAACGCAGGGTATTCTGAAGTATGGAGAAGTCGTTTCTCGTTCTAAGGCACCCATCAGTCTTCAGCCGGAGAGCTTTGTCGGGCTCACGCTCAAGCAGGCCAAGATGAAACTTTGTATTAAGAATTGAGGTGCCCCGATGAGTCAACAATATGATTTATATTTGAAAAAGCATAAAGCAAATGTGAAAAAGGGCTTTGATTGGCTTCAGACCAACATGCCTTGGCTGTTTGAAGGCCGACCGAGTGCCGCTTGGCAAACCGAATTTGAACACGACGCCTCCAAGTCAAACCCCGACGAGTACGAGGCCTATGACGCTTACTTCTACGGCGGCAACCGCTCTCACGCCATTGTGGAGGCGTTTAATCGGGCTTGGCTTCTACATATCCACCGCAATCCTCACCATTGGCAGCACTGGGTCCTGATCAACGACGACCCCGGTGAAGGCGAAGTCCTATTGGAGATGCCCTACAATTATATTATTGAGATGATCTGCGACTGGTGGGCCTTCAGCTGGGAGAAAGGTGACCTGAGTGAGATCTTCTCCTGGTATGATGACCACCAGGCCTACATCAAACTTCACCCCAAAACCCGAGCGACAGTGGAAGATATTCTCTGGGAGCTCCGGGGCCGGCTTGGGTTCAATGTCCTGGCTCACCACGGCGTCAAGGGCCAAAAGTGGGGTGTGCGCAATGGGCCACCGTATCCTATTGACAGATTGAAAAATGCCGGTGGGCAGAGTATAATTGCGGTTGAACATACCGAACTGACCGGACCGCCAAATGGAATCACACAGACGACGAATGGTAAGGGCGGAATCGATCGTAATTACTACGACGGTGCTGGCAAGCAAACAAAACAAATTAGCAATAACGATCATGGGCACCCTAAGCAACATGGCTTTGGAAAACACGGCGAACACGCCCATGATTATATTTATGACGAAAACGGCGACTTAATTGAGCGTCCTATTCGAGATTTGACAGACGAAGAACGAGAGGAGAATGATGATATTTTATGACGATTCAGGAACTTAAAGACCATCTTACCAATTTGGTCGGTCATGTCACTTTCATCTATAACGGTTTCTCCTGCGGCATTGATCCTCTGGCGAAAGATCTATTTGAGGTATGGTGCGGAGACGATGCCTTTTCTGTCAGCTCTGTCGATGAGGTTTTGAATGACGAACTCTTTGACGGAAGATCGCTGACGGATATTTGGGACGATGTGACTGATTTGGACTTCTAAATCTCGCAGGAAAGGAGAAAAACTGTGATAACTATTCAAGGGCAATACAACACTGCTATTTGCTACACCAATGAGCTGGAAGGAGCGGCTCGGGAGCAGATTCAGGCAGTGTGTGACCGGCCCGAGTTTGCGGGCTGTAAAATCCGTATCATGCCCGATGTGCACGCCGGAAAAGGCTGTACCATTGGCACGACTATGACCATCCGGGATAAAATCGTCCCCGGTATGGTGGGTGTGGACATTGGCTGCGGCATGGAAACGGTGGAGTTGGCCGAACGTGAAATCGACTACGCCAAGCTGGACGCGCTGATCCGGGAGAAGATTCCCTATGGCCGGGAAATTCGTGATATTCCCCACTCTCTTAACTCCGAAATCGACTTGACCCAGCTCCGGTGCGCTGACCAGATCAATCTTGACCGAGCGGTTCGCAGCATCGGCTCTTTGGGTGGTGGTAACCACTTTATTGAGGTAGACCAAGCCGGGGACGGACGGCTGTTTCTGGTCGTCCACTCCGGGAGCCGGCACCTCGGAACGGAAGTGGCCGACTACTATCAGAATGAGGGACGCCGCGCACTCTGGGGCGGAGCCAAGCATCAGATCCAGGAGACCATCGCAAAGCTCAAAGCTGAAGGACGGCTCCAGGAGATCCAGAAGACCATTACAGCGCTGAAGAAGGAACATGAGCTGGATATCCCCAAAGACCTCGCTTACGTGGAGGGAAAACTGTTTGACGACTACATCCACGATATGAAGTTGACGCAGCAGTTCGCCGTACTCAATCGAAAAGCCATGGTGGACGTTATCCTAGATGGTATGGGTCTCACTGCCGTAGATATTTTCACCACTATCCACAACTACATTGATACGGACGCCATGATTCTTCGGAAGGGCTCTGTTTCTGCCAAGAAGGGAGAAAAGTTGCTCATTCCTATCAACATGCGGGATGGCAGCTTGATCTGCATTGGCACGGGGAATGAGGAGTGGAACTGCTCTGCTCCGCACGGAGCCGGGCGCCTCATGAGCCGTCGAGCAGCACTCAATATGCTTTCCATAGAAGAGTTCCAGAATGAGATGAAGGGCATCTACACAACTTGCGTAGTGCCTGACACCTTGGACGAGTCCCCGATGGCCTACAAGAGCATAGAGGAGATCGTTTCCCAAATCGGCCCCACTGCAATCATCGTGGAGCGCATCCACCCCGTTTACAACTTCAAAGCCTCGGATTAAACCAAATACGAAAAAAAAGAATGCCTCGAATTGTGTAGCAGCAGTTCGGGGCATTTATATTTTCTGGAAAGGAGCGGCATGAAAGGGATTTATAAAAGACCAGTTAGTTGTTCCCCTTGCATCGACATGGATTGGATGACCCCTGAAAGCTGTGCCGAGTGTGAGCGATTGCGACGTGAAGAGGTCGATATTTTACAGCTCGGCGTTGGGCTCTTCGCAAACAAGGCGGTTGTCAAGCGACCGGACGGCACACTGGCAACAGTTTCGCTTAATGAACTCACTATTACGGATTGATATTTTGAAAAGGAGAAACACACATGGATGAGATGAATGTAAAAGCAGTTGAGACTACGGAAAACAAAGAGTCCCGGCCGAAGATCATCGCGGTGGATTTCGACGGCTGTCTGGTCACAAACAAGTTCCCGGAGGTCGGCGATCCGATCAACAAGACCATCTCTCGGCTCAAGCAGGAGCAAGCCAATGGCGCCAAGGTCATCCTCTGGACCAATCGAGTCGGAGAGGCTTTGGAAAAGGCGCTGGCATTCTGCAAAGAGCAGGGTATCCATCTGGACGCGGTCAATGAGAATCTGCCGGAGATCATCAAGGCCTTTGGGGGCGATACCAGAAAGATATTCGCCAATGAGTATTGGGATGACCGGGCGGTCTACATGGCCGAGGAAGAAGATTCCTGGGCTGCTCAGGAGGTTGCCCTTGCCTGTCAGAGTGAGCGGGAGGCTTCGGAGGGTACGGACGACTGGGCCTATGGCGTGCTCTGCTATGAGAGCGCCCTTCGGGCTTATCAAACGCTGGCCCGAGATGGCCACTCCGGATTCAGTATCCAGATCACCAAGAGCATTCTAAACCGCCTGATCGATGGTAAGTGTCTGACCCCCATCGAAGACACTCCGGATATTTGGAGCGATATCACCGGCGAGTGTAGCTGGAAAGAAGGGTATCAGAAGTACCAGTGTAAACGTATGTCCTCCCTGTTCAAAGAAATCGCTCCGGACGGGACGGCTACTTATTCCGATATAGACCGGGTTTGCGGCATCAACGTCAACTATCCTAGTGCGGCGTTTAGTAATGGGATGATGACTCGTCTTATCGACACGATCTTCCCTATTACCATGCCCTATCTGCCCTCTACCAAGAAGTATCGCGTCTTCTCCGAGGACTTCCTGGTTGACCCAAAGAATGGCGACTATGATACTGTCGCTTATCTTTATATTCTCACACCCGACGATAAGCGGATCGAGCTGAACCGTTACTTCAAAGAAGAGGATGGTAAGATGGTCCCCATCGAGAAAGCTGAGTATGAGGAGAGAAAGGCCAAACGGGTGAAGAAAAAATGAAGCATGGCTGGGATGACATTTTGCGTTTTCTATTCAATGCTGTTTTGATCCTGGCCATCATCGGTCTTCTATTCCTCGTGAAATTACTCTTTGACTTTGTGAGGTGGGTACTGTGAAAAATTTTGACACGGTTTTGGTCGGCTTTGACCACAGCCACGGCGACCCCGCGGTATTGATCGTCGGGCGGAAAGCACCTGGCGATAATGTTCGCATCATCAACCAGTTCCAAGGCAAAGAGGCTGAGGAACTGTATCAGAAACTTGTTGGGGAGGAATAAAAATGCTTGAGAAAAGGCTTGGCAAAATTGACTTTGCTGAGTTTGGTACTATGCGAGATTATTCATTTCAACTGGGGCTCCAACTTGGGTTCTCGATGTCTGGCAGTGGCGTTATGGATGCTGGTAAATATACGGTGAATATGTCTCCCGACTGCCACTGGGAAATGGAAACTCGCAACAGCAATCTTGCAGAATCCCTTGACCACGTGACTAGAATCCTCAAGGATGCAAAGGTGAACTATGTTTCCGAGTTGCTTGGAAAACCTGTCGAAGTAACTTTGGAAGATGGCGTGTTTAAGGACTTCCGAATTCTTACGGAGGTTCTTTGATATTTGAAGGAGGAGAAAAAGCATGACTATCGGCGGTTGGATTGCATTTGTGTTATTTGCGGCACTCATTTTATGTGCCGGCATCGCGGGCGCGTGTCTGATTGAGAACGTCCTCGGAAAGATTATCAGTGTGGCGGTTGCCATTCTGCTGATTTTGGGGTTGTTCTTCGGTATGCGCTGGTACTTCCAGAACACCGCATCTGGCCAGCGGGCCATGACGGATCAGAAAAGCGATTTAGACAATGGACTCGAACGGACGGTGACAATTTATACAGCCGACGGAGAGATCATTGCACAGTACACCGGGAAAATTGATATAGAGGGCAATGACGGCGGCTATGTTCTCTTTGACTATGAGGGGAAGCGCTATACCTATTACAACTGCTTTGTAGAGTCCATCGCTGAAATCAGGCCTTGATATTTTCGGAAAAGGAGAAAACATGAAACGCATTTACGTCGGCGCACTCTTGTGCGCTATTTTGTCGTTAGGGCTATTGACTGGGTGCGACCAAGGCGTTGCTCGCTCTTTTGGTGGCGATATGACTTTGGAACTGGAACCCGGCCAAAAACTGGAGATGATCACTTGGAAAGATGATTCTTTGTGGTATCTCACTCGGCCAATGCAAGATGGAGAGGAGCCGGAAACACATACTTTCCAACAGTCATCCGAGTTCGGAGTGTTTGAGGGCACCGTGACTATCGTTGAGTCTGCTGAGGAGTAGTTCACATTGATATCTGAAAAAGGAGAAAGACCGAACTATGAAGGAGAAGTTTACCAAGAAACTATTTGGGAAATCATCGCCTAAGTCATGGAAGCCTCCCTACCCCTCTTCTCCTGTGCAAAAAGTCCCCCAACCTCAAGCATCAAATTCTGAAACCACTCAGAGAAAACTCAGTCCACGGGAACGATTTGAGCCGATTATTTCCAGGCCCATAGAACTGGAAAAGGTAACCCTTCACCTTCATGATGCAGATGGTGAACGCGAAATCAAAACCTGCTATGGCGATATTTATAAAATCGTCAATGCTCTGATGGATTATGCCAGACTGCTGGAATTGGCCTGTGATGAGTGGGGATTGGAAGGGTTCCATCGTGCCACTTATGAATATCATGCTGAAAAGCTTCGCGCCATTGCGAAAAAGTATCAAGCCGGGATCGGCTATGATTACGACGCGACTTTGGTTAGGTGCGAAGCGAAAAAGAAAAAGCCGCATAAGGACGATGACATAGGCGGCGACGCTATGGAACTGGCACTTAAACAGGCACGTCGCCAAGCTCAAAAGGAGGAAAAAACACCATGACAGTCTACATCGCCGGGAGACAGACAGGTAAAACTGTATTTCTGATTCAGCAATCCGCAAGAACCGGCGCTGTCATTGTAGCACCGACCTACCAGATGGTGGGGTATATCGACCGTATGGCTCGCGACCTCGGTTTGCAGATCCCGCCTCCTATTACTGTCGCCGATTGGATTCGAGGCCTCGTCCGCCAGCGCGAAGGCCATGACAAAACTTATCTGGTTGACGAGCTGCAAATGATGCTGCACCAGCTGAATGTTGAGGCCGCAACGCTGGATGAAAATTATAAGGAGATGGTTCGTATGTTCGGAGTAAAAGAAACCTGCTGCACTAAATGCGGCCATAGGGATGTGTGCCAATACAAAGAGGAGTATTTGGCGGCCCAGGCTGCTGTGGATGAAGTCAGTGTCAACTTACCCTCAAAGGGTGACAAGTCTATCAGAAGCATTCGGCTTCGGGATATTTCCTGGATCGAGCCGACAGAGCTGAAGTGCCGTTATTTCCATCAGAGTACAGGAACAGTTCGGTAATCGGAATCCGGGAGGAAAACCTGATGCTTGAGAAAACGCTGATTGATCTTGCGCATCGCCATTTTGAAATTATGTGGAGATATGAAGCAATGACCAACTCCATCATTGTCCATATGGAAAAACGATACAAGCAGCAGTGGCATAAACAAAATTACCGGGTTACGTTTAGAGAAATCGGTTGCTCCGGCGGCTTTGAAGTGTTTATGACCATGCTTCTCAAACACTTAGCCGATGAAACAGACCGAACGATCAAAGTGAACTGCAATTCAGATTGATATTTTGAAAGGAGAAATCTGTTTATGAATGAGAAAGTGATGCGCCATAAGACAATCTGCGATGAGCTGAATAGCTTGTACGAGCGGAAGAACCATGACTATGGCGACAGTTTCCACCAGACCTTCGTAGAAGAGGGTTTAGCCATGACCCGGATTCGGCTGGGGGACAAGTTCTCCCGGTTCAAAACTCTTCCCCGCCTTTCTGCAAATGACGCCGGCCAGCAGCGGGTCACTGATGAGTCTATTCGGGACACTTTGATGGATCTGGCCAACTATGCCATTATGACCATTCTGGAGATGGATATGGAGAAGGGGGCAAAAATGCTTGACCCCAATGCCGCCTGTATGGCGATTGAGCGCTTGCGAAGCCCGCAATGATATTTTAGGAGGTAAAAATCATGCGTAGTCTGCTGAGAAATATGGCCAAGGCCGAGATGGTTCGTCGCGGCTATCCCAAAGTGAACCGCCAAATGCATCGTCTTTACGGTGATTGGCGTAGTCTTATCGGGGCGTACCCGACCAGCCTTACCACGGGCAAACCAATGGCAAAGAATTTCCATGGTAAGAAGAAGTATCCGAAGGGACACACTTATCACCTCTTTGTGTACCGAACAAAATTGATATTTTCAAGGAGGGGGACTCACGATTCTATGTGGAAACGAGAACTGCTGAAAAACAAACTCTATGCTCTGCTGCTGGTTGGGCTCTCTTTACCAATCATGTTTCTCGATGGGGACGCGACTGCGACAGTTTTGATGCTGTTCTTCGCCGTCCCCATGTTCTTTGCTAAGGAAAACTGGATTATGGGAGGCACCTATGCAACTCAAGAAAGCCGGAGGAAAAGTGTACGGCGCTGTACTTACCGCAGCGGAGAAAAAAGCGATGGATTTAGAGATCCAGCGGGAACTGGCCGAGTACGACAGAAAACACATCGCCGAAATCGATGCGACCATTCTGTGGGTGCTGCATGAACAATTTGGGTTCGGGGCTCAGCGGCTCCGAACCTATTACGATGCCTTCCACGACCGCATCAAGGAGCTGGTCAGCCGATATGAGATGGAGGACCAGGATGATATTTGGCTCTGTACCCAGATGCTGAAGCGGATTGGTGTCGACATTGAGGCGTGGCATAAGGAGAGCGACTATGGGACTTGACGCTTTTGGAAGAATGGTGCGGGATATCCGCCTGGTTCGGGCGCTCCTGCTCTATGACATGGCAAAGGATCTTGATATTTCTCCGGCTGAGTTGTCTGCCATCGAATGCGGAAGAAAAAATGTTCCAGACTGGTTCGTCTCTAAACTACAAGAAACATACGGTATCAGCGATATGCACGCTCAATCGCTTATCAAATATATGAATGAACGGGGTGATAAAAATTGTCCTGGAATGATCGAAAAAACGCAGAGGGCTACTCAGACCCCACAGCCTACCAAGCTCTGAAGAACATGGATGCCGAGGAGGAGCGGTTCCATAAGCTGCTCTATGCCATCTTTGATATTTGTGAGTTGGCGGACTTTGAGATTGAGGGGCGGATTGTTCTGGTGGACAAGCGCTCCGGAAAGGTTTGGAGGTGATGAGATTTGGGCCTATCCAGACTTGTAGCAAAATGTAGGGCGTGTCCATATGTATCCACCTGCGAACATAAGCAGATGGAGGCGCTTGGATATTTACCGATGTCGGAGCCGACGGTTGAGATTCGGACAGACCGGTCAGTTCAGATCGACAACCTTTTAACTGCACTCAACTGCTGTTATACCAATATGCAAGCAGGCGTTTCCAAGTCCCAAAATAATATTCGAGAGGTGATGACTCATGACCATGGAAGAGATTCTGGCGGTTGTTCAAAAGATCAAGGATGCTTGGGTGGCATTTGGCCAGTCGATGGCGGAGGCTGCACAGGCACTTGAGGATATGTTTCGCAACCTTGGAGAGAGCGATGAACTCTGGCCTAAGCGGAATGGGATACCTCCGAAAAAGTATGGCATGTCTCTTCATCGGCGGGTTCGTCCAGCTCCTCCTCGCTACCAGTTTGTCCCCGTGGCACCTCGAACTCGGCCTTACCAGCGGCGTGCATTTTGAGGAACAAACCTAGTCAGAGATTGATATTTTGTGTGTAGATAGGTGGCGAAGAAGTACAGAAGGGTACGGACGACACTGATTAGACCCTTAATATTTGGGGGGAGAACGGTATAGCCGGGTAGCGAAGGGTACGGACGTCTCCAATTTTGAAGCAGGATTCGACCTGAAAATAGGCCAAAAGCTGCTACTATTACTGTTAGTAGCAGGTCAATTTTGGGGCGTTTTGCTGGCCACTTTTAGTCCGAAAACTGGCCATTTGCCCACTTTTGTTTCGGAACTGGCCAGAAACCTTTTGATTCTTGCACGAAAAAAGGACCGAAAATGACGAAAAATTGGCCATTTGCCCACTTTCTGCCCACTTTTATTTTCAAAAGTGGCCAGGCTGAAACCGTTGCGCCCCAAGGGTTTGCGGGTTTTCTGGCCACTTTCCCACTTTTTCTCTTCACTTAAATGCGAAAAAAAATATTAAAATTTATATATAAGTGGAAGAAAAAAGTGGCCAACTGGCCAGCTGCTACTATCAGCGCCTCAAAATGTCGTTCGCGGCTATAAAAATACTCTTTCCATTCAAAACTTAATGTGCTATACTGACAATGCCACACAGTTTCATATATTTTTTAGTCTACGGGGAAAATACTTTGGCAAAAGGTGTTTTCTCTCTTCCTCGTTATGCCCGTAGGCTAAAATGAGATTGTGTGGCAACAATGGAGAGATTCGCTTTTGCAAGAGTGCGTCTCTTCATTGGGGCGCACTCTTTTATTTTGCTCAAAGGAGGGATTGCCGATGGCCAAATCAAAGAAGCCGAACGGTAACATCGGTGGTACGCTTGGATTTGTCGCCGGAATTGTCGGCGCCGTGACTCCGCTTGCCGTCGAGCTTATCGACCGGATTCCCAAAAAGGAAGAACTCGCCCCTTCTGAAGAATTGATATTTATGCCGGAGCTCTGCTCTAAGAAGTTTCCTCTAAAATTGGACGAGGCAAAAGAACTTTTGGATAGCCGCGGTCTAAAAGCACTGCCTATCGAGGTTCGCTTTCGGGATGCGTGCGTCAAATACAAAGACTGCTTTGAACTCCAGGTAGTTGGCTCTGACCGCAAACCAAACTCGAAGCTAAAACCCGGAGACACTGTGATTGTGCAGTATGTGACCCAGGAAGTCATCGACGAGAGCCGGCGGATATTTGAAGAGACCGAGCAGCAGAAGGCCGCGTTGAAACAGGAGCGAGCAATCAAGCGAGCTGAACAGGTGGAGCGTGCCAAAGCCGTCGCAGGCGATACCGCCGCTAAAGCAAGAGCCGGTGTCGAGAAAATAGTCCACCGTGACGTCAAGAAAAAGAAAGAACTTGGAAAGGAGAACTCCCATGAGCAGGAATAGCGGAAAGAAACGGGGTACGGCCGGGCTGATCTTGGACGTTATCCTCACCCTTTGTACCGGAGGTCTCTGGCTGATTTGGATTCTGATCCGGTATCTGCGGAACAACAGCTGATGAACACAACATTGATATTTTACGCTTAGCCGGGACGCTTGTGGGTGTCTCGGCTCTTTTCATTTCCGCTGAAAATGCAGTCCCCTTTATGGGAGGCGATAGTATGAAACTCAACATTGGAAACTCGACCCAAATATTGATGACGTTTACCATGTCGATGGTGGCGGCGATTGGAAGTGCTGCCGGCGCCACGATCTGGCAATCGTTTGGCAAACCAAAGGTCGAGAAGATTGCTGAGGAAAATAGTAAGCCGAAACGAAAAATTGGATTTATCATTGAAGATTAGAGCCGTCATCCGCGGCTCTTTTCTTTTTGCTCCAAATTGATATTTTAGGGCTGTTTTTCTTTCCGCAAAAAAAACAGACTCTTTTATGGAGAGGAGAGAGATATGTCGCGCATATCCTATTCTTTCTATCACTTTTATCGGAAAGGAGGCCGTTTCGTGGCCAGAAGCGCAAGATTGGAAAGTGGTTTTCAGGACCGGCTTATTGCCAATTTGAAAACGATATTTCCCGGCTGTATGGTTTTTAAGATGGATCAGCGCCAGGGCATCCCCGACCTGCTCATTCTTTATGGAAAGAAATGGGCCTCCCTTGAGTGTAAGAAATCTGCACGCGCTAAGAGACAGCCAAACCAAGAATATTATGTTGGGAAGATGAACGAGATGTCTTTCTCCAGATTCATTTCCCCGGAGAACAAGGAGGAAGTGCTGGATGAACTTCGCAAAACACTCCAACCTTGAGGGGCAGCATGCCTTTCTTAGCGCCAGTGGCTATCACTGGATCAATTACTCAGAAGATAAGCTCGCCGACGCTTACGCCAAATACCGGGCGGCTCAGCGTGGGACGGCTCTTCACGCTTTTGCGGCCCAATGCATCAAACTGGGTCAGCGACTGCCAAAATCTCAGAAGACGTTGAACATGTATGTGAACGACGCCATTGGGTATAAGATGACCCCGGAACAAATCCTGTATTATTCTCCAAACTGTTTCGGGACCGCCGACGCCATTTCCTTTCGGAAAGATATTCTTCGGATTCACGATCTGAAGACCGGCGAGGCCCCGACGCATATGGAACAGCTTATGGTTTATGCGGCCCTCTTCTGTTTGGAGTATGACTACAAGCCAAACGAGATTGAGATGGAGTTGCGTATTTATCAGAACGATACCGTCCTTTACCACAAGCCTACCATCGAGGATATTTTCCCCATCATGGACCGCATTGTTACCTTCGACAAAATCATTAACAGTATCAAGGAAGAGGAGGAATAAGCCATGGACCCCATTGTGGATGATATTTTGATGCACTATGGCGTCAAGAGGCGCTCTGGGCGCTACCCCTGGGGTTCTGGCGAGAACCCTTATCAACACGGCGGAGACTTCCTGGCCCGTGTGGAAGAACTTGAGGCGCTTGGCAAATCTCAAAAGGAAATTGCTGAGGAGCTGAAGATGTCTACCACCGATCTCCGTATGCAGGTTCGTGTGGCGAAACATGAACGGCGCGCCTTACAGGCAGAGCGAGCGAAGTCCCTTCGGGAAGAGGGGAAGACACTGGACGAGATCGCCAAGATCATGGGGTATAATAATGACTCCTCTGTCCGTGCCCTGCTCAACGAGAACACCGCGAGCAATAAAAACAAGGCTCTTGCCACCGCCGAGGCTCTGAAGAAGGAGCTGGCGGTCAAAGGGGCTCTTGACGTGGGCGAGGGTGTGGAGCAGCAGCTTGGCGTGTCCAAAGGCGTACTCCAGGAGGCGCTATTCATTCTGGAGACCGAGGGCTATAACCGCTATGGTGTCGGCGTCCCTCAGGTAAACGACCCGAAGAAACGGACTATCACGCCGGTTATCTCCGTTCCTGACATTGAGCAGCGTGATGCTTACCAGAACCTGGACATCATCAAGTCGGTAGGCGACTATCATTCTGCTGACGGAGGTGCGTCTTGGGATAAGCGGGAATATCCGGCCAGCATTGATTCCGGTCGGGTGAAGATTCGCTATGGCGACGAAGGTGGCACCTCCAAGGATGGCGTTATTGAACTTCGCCGTGGTGTGGCAGACCTCGACTTGGGGGATTCTCACTATGCTCAGGTTCGCATCCTTGTGGACGGGACTCATTATCTAAAAGGCATGGCCATGTATTCTGATGATATGCCGGATGGTGCAGACATCGTGTTCAACACGAACAAACATTCCGGAACGCCAAAGATGGATGTCTTAAAGAAAATTCAGGATGCCCCCGATAACCCCTTTGGCGCGTTCATCAAGGCCAATGGTCAAAGTTACTACCCTGACCCGAATGGTAAGTACACCGATCCCATCACCGGAGAAAAGAAGTCCCTATCCGCCATCAACAAGCTGAAGGAAGAGGGAGACTGGGACAAGATGAGCAAGAACTTATCCTCCCAATTTCTTTCTAAGCAGCCCATCAAGTTGATTCAGAAGCAGCTCGACTTGACTTATGCCGATGCCGCCGATGAATTCGCGGAAATTTGCTCTCTCAATAACCCCACCATCAAGCGGAAACTGCTGATGGACTTTGCAGACGAATGCGATTCCGCAGTTGTCCATTTGAAAGCGGCGGCCCTCCCCCGGCAGAGTACGCAAGTGATCCTCCCCATCACCAAAATGAAGGAGACGGAGATTTATGCCCCCAACTACCGGAACGGAGAGAAGGTCGTCCTGATTCGTTACCCCCATGGGGGTACGTTTGAGATCCCGGAGCTGACGGTCAACAATAAAAATCAGTCGGCGATCTCAATTCTGGGCAAGAACATCCGTGACGCCGTCGGCATCAATCCGAAGGTGGCGGAGCGATTGTCCGGAGCGGACTTTGACGGCGATCAGGTGGTGGTCATCCCCGTGGGCGGAAAGGTGTCGGTGAAATCCACCCCCGCCTTGGATGGTTTGAAGGATTTCGACCCAAAAGTTGAATACTCCACCGAGGGAAAGACTGGTGTCCGGCTCCTCTCAAAAGCCGCCACCCAGATAGAGATGGGTAAAATCTCCAACCTCATCACGGATATGACCTTAAAAGGGGCCCCCGAGGAGGAAATTACTAAGGCCGTCAAGCATAGCATGGTGGTCATCGATGCGGCTAAGCATAAGCTTGACTATAAGCGGTCGGAAGTAGAGAACGACATCCCCACCCTCCGCAAACGGTGGCAAGGGTACACGGACCCCGAAACCGGAAAGGAAGTGGGCGGGGCATCCACCCTGCTCTCCAGACGGAAGCAAAGCGTCGACGTTCCGGAGCGTCAGGGCAGCGGCCGTATCGACAAGGAGACGGGAAAGGTCATCTACAAGGAATCCGGGCGTACTTATGTGGACCCGAAGTCTGGTAAAACAATTCCGGCCACGACAAAGATTAAGCTCTTGGAGAAGGTCGACGATGTTCGGACCCTGTCTTCCGGCACTGTCCAGGAAGATGCCTATGCTGACTACGCAAATCGTATGAAGGCACTTGCCAATCGGGCAAGGCTTGAATACTTAGCGACGCCCACGTTGGTTCGTAATGCCAGTGCAGCAAAGGCTTATGCGCCTGAAGTTACCAGATTGACCAGTGCGTTGAAGACTGCTCAGCTTAACGCTCCTCGTGAACGTGAGGCTCAGCGTATTGCCAATGCGCAAGTTAAGGCAAAGATTCAGGCTAACAACATTACCGACAAAGACGAAATCTCAAAGATTCGTCGCTCCGCAATTAGCGACGCTCGTGTGACGACTGGAGCAAGCGGGAAAGGAACGCGCATTACAATCTCTGATGGAGAATGGGAAGCAATTCAGGCTGGCGCAATTTCTGATACAACCTTGAAAGAGATTCTTCGTTACTCTGATCCCGATGTCGTCCGGGAACGCGCAACCCCAAGAGCATCGACGCAGTTGTCGACTGCTCGCATCAATCGCATCAAGGCAATGGCAAACTCTGGCTGTACCAATGCCGAGATTGCTGATGCTTTGAACCTTTCATCTTCTGTTGTTTCCAAGTATCTCAATGAGTAAGAAAGGAAGTGAGAGCGAATGGAAACGTGTATGCTTACAACGACCGACAACCCGTATGACCCCTTTACCCAGTATGAAGCCTGGTATCGGTTTGACGAAGACAACGGGTATCACTCCTGCGCTTTCTTGGCGCGTATCGCCCGTACTTCCGATCAGCTCTCTGAGCAGGAGAACATGGAAGAAATCGAGCGAGCCATTAACGACATCATCAAGTATGACCCCTTGGGGATCTATAAAAAGGTGAAGCGGAAGCTGAAACCCGAGCCTGCCGTGACCA